CAGAATATCCTGCCAAGAACAAAGGTTATATAGCTGGATTCTTAAAAAATAAACGCAGGTACTTTAAATCAAAATGCATCAAATAAGGTGGTGTCAATCATGGCACATACTATTAAATGGGTTCAAACAGGTAAATGCAAGGACTGTAAGCCAACTTTGCAGCAAATTCAAAATAGGCGAGCGTGTCATGGTTGCTGGAAAGTGTACGACAAATCAGATCAGGACGAAGCAGAAGCAGTTAAGATACAATATAAACACGTTAGAAGTAAACCAAACAGCAAGAGCCGGAAGATGTGCGTTGCTGAGATAATAGATCACTATAACGAAGGAAGGTGAGAACATGGCAGAAATGAAACTGAAACATAAGTTGTTTGCTAATGAGTATATTAAGAATGGTCAGAACGCTACTAAGGCTTATTTGAAAGCTTATCCTGATGTAGACAATCCTGAATCTGCAAAAGTGCTAGGTAGTAAATTATTAACGAATATTAACGTCCGTGCGTATATAGACGAACAGCTTAAAAGTATCGAGGATAAGAGCATTTTAAGCCGTGATGAAATCCTTCGACTATTAGCGCAAGGTGCAAGGGGAGAAATGAAGGAACAAAGACCAGTATTCAACCCTGCAAGTGGTTCAATAGAAAAAATAGAAGTCGATATTGCTCCAAGAGATAGAATGAAATCATTAGAATTAGCTGGAAAAACAATGTCGCTATTCACTGATAAGGTAGATGTAACCGGAGATATAACAATATCAGTTGACCTTGACGACGATTAAAAAACCGTACCATAAAACTACACATAAATGGAACACTATAAAAACACAAGAAAAAAGCCTGTAAATGGTAATAATAAGTCATATTTACCCTATAAAAGTGTGTCAGAGGTTTTACAACCTTTTTGATACACTGTATAATTACAGTATAAAGTAATTATATTGGAGGGGTAAAAGTGAATTATGCCTATGAGAGGGTATCAACCATCAAACAAGACGAGAAAAGGCAGGAAATAAGCCTAGAATCGTACAAAATTGATAAAAGGTATATTGATAAGATTACAGGTAAGAACGCTGATAGACCGCAGTTAAATGCTTTAAAACTAGATTGTCGTAAAGGTGACAATATTTATTGTGAAAGCATTAGCAGGTTAGGAAGAAATGTTGACGATCTACGGCAGTTAGCTGAATACTTCAACGAAAAAGGTGTAACGGTACACTTTATAAAAGAGGGTTTCAACACAAACGGTAATATGTATAAATTTCTTTTAACGGTTCTTGGAGCAGTTGCAGAAATGGAAAGAGAATTAATAGTTGACAGGGTAAGAGAAGGAATGCAGAAAGCACAAATACACGGTACAAGGTCAGGAAAGCCAATCGGAAGACCTGAGCGAGATTTACCCAAAGACTTTGATAAATACTATAGAAGATGGAAAGCCGATGAGATAACAGCGGTTGAATTTGCTAGATTGTTAGAGATAAGCAGATCAACATTATACAGGTACATAGATTTAAAAGAGCAGCTGTGAAAGGCTGCTTTTTATTATGTGTAAATATAAATGTGTGTGTTGCATGATTTAAGACCGAATTTTCAGCAGCACATTTTTTTAGATTACCTTTTCAAAATACACCATTTTTATTAAGCACCCTTTAAAATATGGCATGTTTTTTCGGACTGACTATTCGGGAAGGTGTGCCTGCATTAAATATGAGGGTGGGGGGTACCCGGGGTATGTGTGTAGGTGGGGGTGGCTTCTCCTGCCGCCATACTAAAAAATATCTGTAAACCCATATAGGCGAATGGAATTTCAAGTCAAAATCAAATAGCCATAGACTCTAAAGAGATAGACCGGACAATGTTACAAGTCAGGATAGGCTTGGGAAAACCGGATAGTATATAGCGATAGCCTGCAAACGGTTCAATTCCGCATTTTAATCTGGAAATATGTTGTGTATGCCTGTGGTTTTTAAATAATTACGATGTAAAGCGAAATAATTAAGCACTTTCTTAATTAAAGGTGCTTTTTTAGTGTAAAAAAAATGAAGGGTGGTGATGCCATGCCGAATATACATCTTGATATAAAGCCTAAAGTGTTTAATGACGTGTATTATCCATATTTGAAAAAGAATTGGAGATATGAAGTATATTACGGCGGTGCGTAGGTTCTGGGAAATCAGTCTTTATTGCTCAAAAGCTAGTATATAAGCTGCTAACACAAAAAATGAACTTGTTAGTAGTCAGAGACACCGCCAACACCAATAGAGATTCAACATTCGCACTATTAAAGCAGATCATCAATAAATGGTGCGGTGATAAAGTTGATACACTGTTTACCATTCGTGAATCAGATATGAGGATTAAGTGCGTGAATGGTAATGAAGTAATATTCCGTGGATTAGATGATTCTGAGAAGATCAAGTCAATTACATTTACAAATGGAGAATTGACAGACATATGGTGCGAAGAAGCATCTGAAATAGAAGAAGCTAGTTTTAATCAGTTAATTACTAGGCTTAGAGGTGGAAAATCAGAAAAATCAATATTTGTATCCTTTAATCCTATTAATATAAACCATTGGCTCAAAAAAAGGTTTATGGATAATCCCCCTGAAGGTTGCATGGTGCTTCACACTACATATAAAGACAATAAGTTTTTAAGTGAAGAAGATAAGCAAAGGTTAGAATACTTTAAAAATACTGACCCTTATTACTATCAAGTGTACGCACTTGGGGAATGGGGCGTACTAGGTAAATCAATATTCCCGGCTGAAACAGTCCAAAATAGAATAAATGCATTAAGACAGATAAAACCACTCAAAAAGGGCTTTTTTGCATTTCTATATGAAGATGAAAAGATTATTGAGGACAGTATTAAGTGGATTGATGACTTTGAAACTGGCTATATAGTAATCTATGCTGATGTTAAACGGTATTTTCCTTATGTAATAGGTGGAGATACCGCTGGTGATGGCTCAGACTGGTTTATTGGTCAAGTATTAGATAATACTGACGGTTCGCAGGTAGCCAAACTAAAACATCAATTCGATGAAGATTTGTATGCAAGACAGATGTTTTGTCTTGGTAAGTATTACAATTACGCTTTACTTGGTATAGAAACAAATTATTCTACTTATCCGGTAAAAGAATTAGCAAGACTAGGCTATTATAAGCAGTTTATGAGAGAAGTAGAGGATAAAGTTACAAAGCAGAGAGAGAAAAGGCATGGATTTCAGACTAATAAACTGACAAGACCTTTAATTATTGCTGATTTAGTTAAGGTTGTACGTGAAAGTCCCGAATTGTTTAACGATATAGGCACATTAGAAGAAATGTTAACCTTTATCCGAAACGAAAGAGGTAGGGCAGAAGCACAAAAAGGCTCACACGATGATGAAATCATGGCTATGGCTATAGCACATTATATAAGAGCGCAGCAAACCAAAGAAATTAAATCTCCTGCAAGTGCTAAGACCATGATTCAAAAGCACAAGCAACACTTAGCAAGACAGGCAAGAGGAAGATCAAAACGAATAATGTAGTACGAAAAAAGAAAGGAGTTGTTTAGATGTTCAAAGATGTAATATTCCACAATGCGGCTGAAGAAGCTGGGAACGGAAACGAAGTATTTGTTAACCGTTCGCACACCTTAACCGTTGAAATATTTGGCACAAGTGAAACAAGGACAGTTACATTTTACGGAAAAGGTCTTGGCGGTGAATTAAGAGCAATAGAAGGAGAAAAATTAGCTGCAAGTACAACAAAAGCAACATCAACTACTGGTAATGATGAATTTTGGAGATTTAAAGTCGTTGGGTTGGTTAGTGTTGTAATGGACTTGACCGCAGTAAGTGGCGGTAATGTTTCAGTAAAAGGGAGGTTGATTGAATAATGGTATTATCAAATTTTCAAAAGAGTTTGTTAAATAAAGAATCTTATGCAGCGTGGAACGTTAAGCTTGGTGATATGCTAGAAGCTTTAGAAAATGGTACAGCACAAAATACCGCAGACTTAGCAGAGAGTACGTCATTGATACAACAAAATTATAAACTTGTAAATGTAGACCCAAACGAAGCTATAAGCGTACCGTCACAAACAAAACTTAATATTGAGACTTATACAGAAGGTACAGATGAAATTGTTCACCCATCAATATTATTTTTCCCTAACAAATGGAATGGATATAAGTATTGGTTAGGGTATACATGCTTTGATAATAAAGATGCTAAACTAGAAAATCCTTGTATTGCGGTGTCTAATGATAATGTAAACTGGACTGTTCCAGAAGGTTTAGTAAATCCAATAGAACCAGCACCAGCAGGACTTGAATATTTAGCAGATATTAATTTATTTATGTCACCTGACGAAAAAACGATGTATATGGTATTTAAGGAAACGGCAGGAACGCAACGTCAGACTTGGTTACGTTCATCAACTAATGGTGTTAATTGGACACCAAAGGTATTATTATTCCAAAACACATTTGAAGATGTAAGTCCAGCAGTTCTATGGGACGGAACGCAATATGTTATGTGGACAGTAAAACATGCTGATACACCAAATAATATTTATATGCGTACCGCACCAAAGGCAGAAGGTCCGTGGTCGGAACCTTTATTATGTACTTATGTATTGCCCGAAGGTCAAGAGCCATGGCATATGGACGTAAGAAAATTAGGGAATCAATATCATATGTTACTCCAAACTACAGCAACAGAACCGTTATATTTCGGAGTATCAAATAATGGAATTGATTGGACTTTTGGTAAAAAACCTTTGTTTTTAAGGGGTACTGTACCAAGCACTTTGAATTATGGATATTATAAATCAACCATATTCCCTATGTTAACAGATGACGGATTGAAATATGGATTATGGTATGGCACTGCCGAACCATACTATATATGCTATACTGAGTTAACATTTGACAGAACAAAATTATTAATAGATGGTAATAACAATGTTGCACAAGCATCGTTAGGAATATCACCGTGGGTATTTTGTGATACTTTTAACCGTGCAGATACTACAGAAGGGTTAGGAACTTCAACAACAGGTCAAGCATGGTCTAGTGTTTTGGGCGATCCAATGGGTATATCGTCAAATAAAGCTTATTTATCTACATCTAATAATTCAAGATCAGTTGTAGACATAGGAATATCTAATTTTTATTTTGAAGGTACAGTTTCAACTCTTGGTAATACATCGGCTTATTTACTTTTCAGGTATGTTGATGCAAATAATCTTTGGAGACTAGGACATGGTGAAACAAGTGGTGTGCTGCAAAAAATTGTTGGAGGTACACTTACGGATTTTGCATTACCTTACCAAGTAAAAGCAGGTTATAGGTTAGGAGTTGAATGTAATGGCGATATTGTAAGAATATATATTAACGGAAAAATGTGTTTTGAATTAACAGACGATGATAACAATACAGGTACAAAAGTAGGTATAAACCTTAATAATACAACTGCAAGATTAGACAACTTAATTGCAAGGTCTATTCTTTAAAATACTAAGATAAAAATAGAGGATATTTTCTTTATATGTCGAATTATACTATATTTCCAATAATAGACTAACGAGGTGACGTATATGTTTAACAAAATAAAGAAAATATTTCTATTTTTATTAGGTATGCCTAAAACAATATATTTTAATCTTAAATATTTTGATTTTGCTACTGCTATTAAACTTCCTGTTTTAGTATCACATAGAGTTGTACTGTTAAATACAAGTGGGAAACTTATTATTAATGCTAACATTAGACCTGGGCTGATAAAGATTGGCTTCGGCAATGTTGGTATATTTGATAAAAAAAGGTCACGTTCCATTTGGGAAGTAGATGGCAATATAATTTTTAATGGCAAATGTGAGATTGGCCATGGTTCAAAAATATGTGTTGGTGGCACATTAATATTTGGTAATAATTTTACAATAAGTGCAGAATCAACAATCTTATGCTATAAAAAAATAAGCTTTGGTGATAATTGCGTTTTAGCATGGGAGAATTTAATTATGGACACAGACCACCATAAGATTATTGATAAAAAAACAGGTAAAGTTATTAATGAAGATAAGGAAATATCAATAGGGAATGATGTTTGGATAGGTTGCAGATGTACAATATTAAAAGGTGCTAGGATTGGCAATAACTGTGTTGTGGCTGCAAACTCAACAGTTACAAAAGAATTTCTAGGAGAAGAACAAATAATAGGCGGTACACCTTGTAAAATATTAAGAAACGATATTTGTTGGGAAGTTTAATTGCAGACTTGGATAATATTATGCAGTTCATAAAATCGAATAAACAATAAATAAAACCCCTTTGGAATGGTACTCCATTGGGGTTTTATTACGCTTATCTATACGCTGAGATATAGACAAGTAACAACATAATAACACTCAGCACCAAATAAATCAAGAGGAAGTTGGTGTCATTGATGTATGATGTATGCAATGAAAAGCATAAGAGAATAGATGAAAGATTAGACCATCATGATAAATGGCTTGGAGAACATGAAGAAAAAATAGATAGGTTAGACCGTTCAGATGCAAAAAATACAAATGCAATTGAGAATTTATGCAGCCAATTGGCAGGTCAAACAAAAGCAATATGGGGGTTAGTTAGTATGGTAGCAGCAGCACTAATTAGCTTCTTTTTTTATGCAGTACAACAAGGAATATTTAAGTAGTCGAAGGGAGGTAAATGAGTATGCAAAACAGGTTCAAGTCAAAAGTAGGTTGGTTAGCAATAGCCGCATTGGTAGGCTTTATTCTTGGGAATTATGGACTGTATGATGTTGTCGGATTAACAAATGAATCTTACCAGATGTTAGTAGACCTTATATTTGCAATGTTAACAGCGTTTGGTGTTTGGAATAATCCTGCCGATAAAGATAACTTTTAGAAAGTGGGTTGAATCATGAGTAATATAACTATTAAAGATTACCCATACCGTACAGTGTGTGAATTTGAAGGTAAAGGCATGGCTAAACACAGTATAGGCATAGGTAATGAAGTGGCAGTTCTAAGAAAGTTAATTTGTGATGATTGCTTAAAAGGAATAATCACAGAAGGACTTAAAAGGCTGTCAGAGGAAGATAGAAACGAGATAATATCAGAATACGTTACGGTTACAGAAAAGTCTACAGAAAGTCAAAATAACTCTGTAGCAATTGAAGAATTATCAAGGCAAGAGTTAATTGATATGGCGAAAGAAAAAGGCATACAAGGTAGCTTAAATTTTATGAAAACCGAAAAGTTAATTGAGGAATTGAAAAAGTTTGAAACCTCATAATAGCGGTTATTTTGTTTGGTGGTGGTTTAATTGATAAGTGATTTTGACAAGTATTTGCTTAATAAAGATTCACCAGCTAATTTTAATATTAGGCTTGGAGATATTGTTCAGGATATGCATAATGGTTTTTTTAAAGGCAATCCAACATGGAATGATTTAAACTTTGAAGGTACAGCATTATCTACTGGCAATTCTGCACCCGACTTAATAAGTTTGTTTGGCAGTGGTGGCATAATTGGAAGAGGTTTTGACGGTGGCAATACTACAGAACAACTATTTGGTGGAAGTGAGATATTGCATGATTACAAAGAAGGAACAGACATACACTTTCACTTGCATTGGATGCCGACAACAACAGGTTTAGGTAATGTCAAATGGCAATTAGAATATACTTGGCAGAATATAGATGGGACATTTTCTACACCTGAAACTCTTGAGTTGATAAGTGCCGCCGGAGGTACAGCATGGAAACATAACAAAGGAGAGTTTGAACCAATTAACGGTACAGGAATGAAGATAGGTTCACATATTTTATTTAGGATATTCAGGATTCCAACTGATGAACAAGATACATATTCAGCAGATGCAGCATTATTAAGTGTAGGAATACACTATCAAATAAATAGCACAGGTTCAAGTGAAATATATAAAAAATAAAAATTAGGAGGTATTTAGTTATGAAGTTAACATCATTTCAAAAAACATTAATCAATAAGGAAAACAGGGCATTAGAATCAATAGGCGGTGAAGCATTTGACGGACTTTGCAAAGTTGCATTAGTAGCTGGGAAGAATGGAGCAGAAACAACATTTTCTGATTCTTCAGCAAAAGAGATTGTTTGCGTATTGGCTGTTACTACTGCTACAGGTGCAGTTGCTACAAAGTTTTTACTAGCAGCTACAACGGATTATACTTTTGCTGATGGTGTTTTGTCATGTGTTGGAGATAAGAGTGCAGTTACTTTGATAGTAGTGTATAAATAATATGGAGGTTTTGTTATGGAATACACTATTATTATTCTGTTATTAGCGGCCAGTATATATCGTGAACATATGCACCATAAAGAGCGTCAAGACTTATACAATCGAATAATGGCTAATAGCTATACAGAATATCACAAGATAGATAAACCTCCACCCAAAGCACCACAGAGTAAATTTATAAAGGTACTTCACCCAGAGAAAGAAGGTGAGTAAAACTTGGGAATCTTTAATAAAGTATTGTCTTTCATGGGATTTAATAAAGAAAGTGATAAGATAGACTATGACTTTAAAAATGAAAAATGGCTGAATAAAGATGCAATAATATCAGTTGTGTTAGAGGATTTGCAGCGCAGGAAAGAGGAAAAGGCACCTATTGAATTAATGTGGCGGCTTATATCCAATTATATCACTGGTGATCAATATTGTGATATAGACCCTATAACAATGCAGATAGTTGACATTCCAAAAACCTTTGAATGGCTTCAGCGTGAAACATTTAACAGAATGGCTCCGATATATGAAGCAAGATTATCAAAATTAAGCAGGATTAGACCTTCAATGAGATGCAGACCTGCCACTAATGAAATAGATGATATTGCAAAAGCCAAAACCTCAACTGCAATACTGAAAGGTACGCAGGTAAAACAGAGTTTTTACGATAAATTAGACACCGCCAATGCATGGTGTGACATGCTTGGTACGGTGTTTTTTTTGAATGGCTGGAACGCACAAGGCGGCAAGTTGATTCATAGGGAAGAGATTGAGGTTATAACAGATGAAGGAGTAAAGCAACAAATCAATGAAACCTATCAAGGTGATTTGAGTTTTGGCATTCTTACACCTTTTGAAGTATTCCCTGACAGTATCCTTAATCAAGAGTTATCAGATTGCCGTTCAATTATCCTTGAACAGGTCATGCCTGTAGATAAAATTTATGATATGTACGGTGTGAGAGTACCTGGAAAGAACATAGATACATATACGATCGCACCAACTATGGTAAGCGGTGGTTTAGGTTATATGTCATGCATAAATACATTGTCGATTCAGCAAAGGAAGGATTCAGAGAAGGTTGTTACCTATATGGAATTACCTTCAAAGGATTATCCTGATGGCAAACTTATTATTATTATCGGTGACACGCATTTGCAACATTACGGACCTCTTAGCTTTCCTGTTGGCGAAGATGATAAACCGTTTTATCCGTTGGTTAAAATGGTGTCTATTAAAAAAGTTGGCTGTTTCTTTGGCGGTACAGTGTATGAAAGAATGTTACCTGTACAAAGGGCTTACAATGCAATTAAAAACCGTAAGCATGACTTTCTTAATAGGTGCGTTATTGAAGCATATACCTATGAGGAAGATAGCATAGACGAAGAAAGATTGCAGGAAGAAGGTATTTCACCCGGTAGCTTATGGCCAAGGCAACCAGGAACAGCACCGCCTGAACCAATCAAAAATGGTAACCTTCCTGGAGAGTATATCGAGGAAGAAAACAAGCTTATTCGAGAGTTTGAATATTACTCTAGCATATCAGAAATGGCGGTAATAAGTGGCGCACCTACTGGCTTACGTTCAGGTAATGCACTTGAAAGTTTGAAACAGTCTGACGATGAAAGATTGTCAAGGCCGGGAGAGCAAATCAGAAGTGCGGCTATTGAAATCAGTAAACAGTGGCTAAGACTATTCAAAAAATATGCGGCAACACCGAGAGTTATTCAGTTTACAGGCAAGAATGAGATCGCAAATGTAATATGGTGGACTAATTCAGATGTTACTACTTATGACATTATCCATGAAACTGAAAACGAGTTAAATGATACACTTGAACAAAGAAGGAGTTTTGTACTTCAATTGCTTCAAATGGGCGCACTCAATAATGAAAACGGTGTAATTGATAAGAGAATGAAAAGTAAATTGTTTGAAATGATGAAGTTTGGTAATTGGGAAGATGCAATTGACATTGACGAACTTCATGTTGCAAGGGCGCAAAGAGAAAATGCATACTTCCAAGCCGGAATAATGCCACAGATTGAACCTTACGACAATCACGAAGTCCACGCACAAGAACATGATAGACTTATTCTTTCGACTGACTTTGAAGTGCTTAAACAAACAAGGCCGGAGTTAGCGCAGATATTTATTGCTCACAGAATGGAGCATGAAGCAGTATTGCAACAACAGGCTTTGGATATGCAGCAACAGCAAGTATTACAGATGAAGAAGATGGGGCAAGAACAATTTATTAAAAATATGAAACAAAATGCAATAGAAGGATAGCACCTATTAGGGTGTTTTTTTATTGCCTAAAAACAAGGGAGGATTTGATTTTATATGTTAATCAAGCAAGACAAGCAACCTTTTAAGGTTAATATTCAGCTATTTGCAGAAGGTGACGAACCTGTCAATTATAACGGTGTAGAGGGTGACGTGCTTGCAATGTTACAGGCAGAAGGTAATGAGCCGCTTGTACAACCGACAGATGAACAACCTATACAGCCTATTACAGAACCGCAGGTGCAGGAACCACAAGAACCGTCTACACAGCCTACAGAGCCAATACAACAACCTGTAGAACCTGTACAACCGCAACCACCACAGCCTAGCCAAAATGAATTATTGCTTATGCAGCAACTACAACAGATGCAACAGGCTATGGCACAACAGCAACAGCAATTTCAACAGTTTATGCAGCAACAAACAATGCCACAACAACCGCCACAGGTGCAGAAAACACCTGAAGAAATGGAAGCAGAAAGACAGGCAATAGTAGACGAGTTACTACAAGACCCTATGGGAGTATTAAACAGAGTTGTACAACAGGCAGTTAACCCACTACAACAGGAGATCGAAGGATATAAGCAAAAGGAAGTATGGGGAACTGCTAAGTCACGTTTTGCAAAGATGGTTGATGAAACAACAGGACAGCCATTACACCCTGATTATGAATCTGTTGCTGAAAGAATGGAACAGATTATGCAGGAAAGACCAGGAATTGCTATGGCAGATAAACCGTTATGGGCTTTGAAAAATGCTTATGACATTGCAATGGCTGAAAAGTATAGAAGTCAACCGCCTGTAGTACAGCAACCGCCTGTAAGTATTGTTGATCAATTAAAAGACCCAAACAACATTAAGCAATTAATAAGCAATCCCGACATTATGAAAGCACTTGCAGCGGCACAGGCACAGCAGCAAGCACAACTTAATCAGCAAGTGCCACCTATAGCACCCAGCTCCGGGGCAGCTAATGCGGCACCTTATATACAACCAAAACCACAATCTTACAACGACCTTGACAGTGAAGTCTTAAACGCACTGAAGCAAGGAATCGTTTAAAAAAGGGAGGAATTTTATCATGTATTCAATGACAACAGCAGCAAAGTATTTAAAGATCAAGTACGGTCCGTTTTTGGCGAACCAAGTAAGCGAAGATACTTCACCGTTCTTCAAAGAAATCGAAAAGACTTCCAAATATGCAGTAGGCGGCAGTAAGTTTGTTATGGCTGCACCTATCGGTATTAATGGAGGTATTGGAGCAATATCGGAAACAGGGGCATTGCCTACAGCCGGTATTCAAAAAGTAGAGAACTTTGAAACAACCCAAAAGACATTGACAGGGGTTTTAAAAATCACTGATAAGGCATGGAAAGCAGCACAGAATAATGAACAGGCATTTGTAAACCTATTGACTAATTCTACTCAAACAACTGAAAGAGGGTTGAAGTGGGATTTGAATAGGCAAACATGGGGCAATGGTAGTGGTGTAATGGGTAAGCTTGCAGCACTAGGTTCAGCAGGTAATACCTTTACAGTAACTTCCGGTATTGCTAATTTCATTGAAGGTCAGATAGTTGACATTTACGACTATTCCGGTGCTTCTAGTGCATTAGCTAAGAAAGCTTCACAAAGAATGATTACCGCAGTAGTTAATAAGCCGGGTGGAACTTACACAATTACTGTTGATGGTACGGCCGTAACTCTCGTTGCAGATGGTGATAATGTTCCATATGTAACTATGCAGGGGGTTACTACAGGTCTTGAAATCACAGGTATTGAAGCGTTGCATGATTCTTCAATAACCTCACTGTATGGTGTAACAAAAGCTACTAACCCTTGGATGGTTCCTTACAGCCTAAGTGTTGCTAATAATATCAGTGATGATAAAATACTGAAAATGATCAATTACCTCAAAAATTATTTTGGATCCAAATCCAATATGATTATTGCAGGTGACGGAGCATATGAAGGATATAGCACATACCTTGAAGCAACAAAGAGAAATGTTAACATGAAAGACCTTGCAGGTGGATTCAGCTCAATTTCTTACGGTGACAAACCTATCGTTAATGATAGATTCGCACCTTCCGGGAATATGGAGTTTGTTGATACTACAAAATGGCACTTCCACCAGTTGGGAGATTGGGAATGGATTCCTGGAACAACTGGGGATAACAACATTCTTTCACAGGTTCCGGGCTATGCATACTATCAAGCAACAATGATTAAACATTGCGAATTGATGTGTGAACACCCGGGAGGACAAGGCAGACTTACAAACTGCAACTTGGCATAAGTAATAAATAATAGGTAGCCGGATTGATTAATTTCAGTCCGGCTATTTGTTTAATAAAGTGGTACTTGCTGAACCAAATGGAGCAATCTTTCTATAAGGAGTGATAAGTTAGAATGTGGATTGATGAAGCTAGGGAAATAGTAACCAGTTATGCTACTGGAATTATAGATGAAATAAAAAGAATTGATAAAGATTATTTTGTTGTAAGAAACCATGAGGACGGAGTATTTGAGATACATCATGGTACACCATGTATAGGACGAGGAATGGCAACATGGCAATTAACCATTCCATATCCTGAGTTAGATCAAAGAACAATTGATTATATACATAAGACTAAGATAGAAAACATCAAGGAAGTTATGTCCGAGATTGAAGAAAAGAATGAGAAGGTAGTAAAAAACGCTAGAAAGAAAAAAGCTGAACGTGATAAGGAAATAGCAAAAGATATTGCAAGATACACAGAAAATCACTTCAGTAAAGATGATGTTGACGATAAGGCATATACAACCCGATTCATATAAGGGTAGGTGTGATGAATGGATATAAAGAAAGTGTACGACCAAGTATTGACCGAAATACCGTCAATAGAAATGCGGTCATTCATTAATAGATTTAATCAAGCAGTAAACGACCTTTCAATGAGGTATCCTCTTTCTATGCCGATAATTGAAACAGAAATTGATACCTCTTATGACTATACATTGTTTACTTGTGATGATTTTGATAACGCAGATTTTACTTGTAATGAGTTGGATAACCTTGATAATACTTGTGATGAATTTGACGAGGGGGAAGGGTTATATACGGTTACTGCCAAAACAAGAGGTATATTCCCTTATATTTATCCTTTGCCTGAAGATTGCGCAAGTGTGTTTAGAGTGTATAGAAAATGTCCTGAATACAAGTATGAGGTTAGAGATTACACAGTAGACACCGCAGGAATACAATTCCCATGTGAAGGAATATTTGAAATTCACTACTACAAGAAAAATGAAATACAATCTCTTAAAGATACTGTCATAATACCGTGGCAGTTTTTTAATGCGATTGTTTATTTTATTGTCGGTAATGAGTTAATGGACACCAATGAGAAAAAAGCAGTATTAAATATGCAACGGTATGAAGATTCTGCTAAAAATGCAAGTAAGAATTTGAAATCTCAAAAGTCAAGAAACATGAGAATCAAACAACAAGTTTGGAGATAGGAAGGTGATTATATGCCACATACAAATAAAACACCTAACCTTGAATTACCTCAATGGTTAGGCACCGATAAAAGAAAAACCGCTGATGATAACGCAGCTTATTTGAAGATAGATACAGCAATCCAGGCTGTACAAGACGATGTTACTAGTACAAAAGAAGATATAACCGGAATCAATAACGCTTTATCAGTTACTGATGGAAATGTTTCTACTATTCAAGGTAATATTGATTCTATAATTAATCCTAATATAGCCGCAACGTATTATGTGCGTGCAGATGGTAACGATGAAAATGATGGGCTAACTAATACAGCAGGAGGAGCATTTGCAACTATACAACATGCCATAAATATTCTACCTAAGATGCTACCACATGATGTTATAATACGATGTGCAGCAGGAACATATGACGAAGTTGTTACTATCTCAGGATTTTTTGGAAATGGAAGTATAGGAATAATCGGTAATGAAGTTGGGAATCCAGTGGTTACAGCCTCTTATAAGATAAAACAAATACAAGCACTAAGGAATCAAATAAGAATTGGAATTATTGGATTTTCAATCACTAGCACAGAAGCAGATGCAATCACTGTTGATGAAAGTTGGTATGCATATTTAAGATTTGTTTTAATTACGGCTAGTGCGTCTAAAATTGGCGTCAATGTAACAGATTCGTCAAATGTATACATTTCAACTGTAGAGATAAGCAATAAGTCTACAGCTATAAAATGCGCAGACATGTCAAGGGTGTTTAGTTCTATCGTTATGGGTAGTGGTAATACAACAGGGCTACATGCTTTGTACGGTAGCGAAATAATCAAAAACAGCACACAACCTACAGCTACAACAGGAGAACTGGCGGAATATGGTGGATTAATAAGATAGTAAAGGAGATGATTATCAATGTTTATTTCAACTAAAACAGTTCAAGACTTCATTGCTGATCTTGATGCAATGAAACCAAATAAATATAGTCCTGCCATAAAAGTTGGTTGGATAAATGAAATTGAACAGAGTTTATATACAAAAATTATTGACGAATACAAAAAGGATTCAACAACCTATGCAACGGCAAACTTAGCTGCTTTTCCTTTAGCTATAGGTACAGCCCCATCGATTCAATTTGAAGATATAAGAAAGGTTTATGTTGGTGGGGTGGAATACAGCAAAACAACATTAGCTTACGACACTACGGCAGGGGTCTATTTTAAGAACACTGATAAACTAGACATTAATCCAAGACCTGTTGCTCCTGCTACCGTTGCAGTTACAATTGTATACAGGGAAAGACCAGTTATTAAAACCGTTCCATTGGTTGCGTCTCAATATATCAGTCTTCCAGATGCTTTCATTAAGATAGTTACATATTACTGTTTCCAGCAAATTCACTTACTCCAAAAGGAATATGCAGAAGCGCAAAACTGGATGGCAATGTATAACGATGCAGTTGCAGATTTTGTAGATTGGTACGGTGAACGCAAAGCACAATTCGGAAATTAAGGGGGCTATTTTATGGCTTCAAAAGATAATAAACCAAAAAGAATGTTTATGCAAGTATCATCGTTGCCGTTCACTGAAAACAAAGTAAATGATTCGGGCAGTAGCAATACTGCTCGTATTACTTTACCTTATGCTGAGAATGTAAAAGTTGATAACAGTGATACTAAAAAAGTTATAAACATTCCATTTGCCGAAAATATAAAGCCAGTGGAAAGAGATACTATAACAAGCAAAACATTACCGTATGCTGAAAACATTGGTGAAAAGTTAAATGGTGATGAAGTTAAAAGCAATGTTCAATTCATGTCTATTCCACCAATTGAAAATAAAGCAGGTGCAGACTTCGGGGAACCTGTATGGAAAAAGGTTGAGTGGGGAGGATTAAACCTCCGCAACACTATTGATAGTGGCGAATTGTCTTATGCGAAAAACCTTTCTACTGATGAATTTCCTTACTTAATTCCAAGAGCTTCAAGAGGTGAATATGAAACAGGAATTGTTGAACCACAGGCTTTATTTGCGGTAGAAAATGCTTTAATGTGGATAGGTAACGATGCTTCAGATAATGAAACACTTTTTTATGATGATGGTAGTGGAACAGTAAAAGAGTTTATTTTGCAAACCTTTTCTAATGCATTAATGGTTCCTAGAAGCATTGTAGCTTTTGAAGATAAGATATTGATATTCCCTGACAAAAAATATATCAATCGTGACGGTTCCGGCAGTATCGGAAATATTGGAACAGGAACATACCCGGCAGATGGCAGTTGTCCTGACATTGATTACGCTTGTGTATATGGCGGTATCGGTAGAATATTTGGTGTAAAAGGAAATGAGATATACGCTAATGAATACGGAAAGTTCAACGAATGGACTACATTTGAAGGTATAGAATCTGATTCATGGGGTGTAAAAGTAACTTCTGATGGTGATTTTGCAGGAGTAGCACTATATAAAAATCATGTAGTTGCATTTAAACCTAACTTTACTCATGAGCAATGGGGAACAAGACCACCGTTTAGAATACAAGATATATTCGCAGTAGGGACTATTGATAATCGTTCAATCAAAGAAGTTAACGGACGATTATTCTTTTGTAGTCGTGACGGTGTATATATTTATACAAGTGGTGAACAGAAACATATATCTTTAAAACTTGATAAGAAATATGTTCAAGCTAGAGCAGGAACGGACGGACGTAAATATTATCTCAGTATGTACGATGGTTCTGTATGGGATTTATTTGTTTATGACACATGGTTTGATTTATGGACAAGGGAAGATGATTTAAATGTCATAGACTTTGCGTACTGGAAAAATTACTTATATGCTCTTACTTTTGATGGGAAAATATTAAAGTTTAATAGTGGCACTGAAACCGTTGAATGGGAAGCTATTACAGAATATTTTGCAGGTGATATAATTAACAAGTATGTGCATGAGATAAAGTTAAGATTTGATATTGCAAATGGTTCAACTATGGCTATTGCTATTCAGTATGACAATGGCAGTTTTGAAGAAGTACAGTCATATATAGGAACATCAAATAATATGCAAACTTTAAAATGCTCTATTACCCCTAAACAATCCGATAGATATAGGATTAAATTCTCAGGCACAGGCTATGTAAAACTACACGCTATGGAAGTATTAATGAGTGTTGGCGGTGATTAATGATGGGCAGTAACCAATTATATTATGACTTAGTAGAAAAAATTGATAAGCTTGAAAAGAAAATAGTATCACTTGAACAGAATAACGAAAGTCTTAAAAATAAACTAATTTACAGAGATAAAGAACTGTACGACACACTGTACAACCTTAATAATGATAATTTTTCTACTGTTGCACTTTCGGCAGATAAGTATATCCGGGTAGGCAAAGAAGGATATAGGGCAGGGATTGAAGGGGCTAACAGTGCCGATGATATTGTTTTTTGGGCGGGGCAAAGTAAACCTTCTACAGACTGTCCTTATTATGTGTTGGCTGATGGTACTCTGCACGCTACAAACGCTATTCTAGGGACTAATGGCACTAATGCTGATGATATGATTGACAACACTTATTTTGAAGCATGGGTAAGTGGCAATAGCGACTATGGCACAGCAGCACAGTTACAATCAAGTGGTGGCAATCTTCTTCTTAATAATCCAACTTACTATTTATATGCCGCAAATGATTTAGGACAAGGATTCTATGTAAAAAAAGATGGCTCTGCGTATATTTCTAGCGGTGTTACTATCGGTGCAGGTGGCTCAGTTATAGCTTCTGAGAGTTATGCTTTTGGTGTAGCTGACGATGCTTACGATGATGCAACGAGTTATGCTGATAATTACGCTGATGGAACATATTCAATGATAGGCGCAAAGTTAAAGTCTACAGATGGAAATCTTGTTATTAATAGTACAGTAAGTGGAACGCTTTATTATTTGTATGCTGTAAAAAATGGTAAAGGCTTTTATATAGACACCAGTGGAAATGCTTTGTTCACAGGTGACATTACAGGCAGTAAACTTTATGGGCTTGGAACGAATAGCGCATATATAATGGTAGGCAACACTGGTTCAAATGCTGACTTATCAGTGTACAAAAATAGCGGAACATATCCAACATTTAGAGTATATGATGGTAGCACATTTATAGCACTACAAGCTGGAACTAATGCTGCAATTGCTCCATCAACATTTTTAGAATTGACAAATACAACAGCAATACCACAAGGAACATGGGATTTTCAAGATTGTACAGTGACTAACTTATATGCAAAGTACGCATAAGGAGTTGATTTTATGGCTATAACATTAGAACAAACTGACAGAACTCCAAACAGCGTTACTTTTAGCGTTAGTGGAATTACTGATAATAGAAGCACTCTAATCTGGCATGTATTAAACCAAGAATGGATTACACTTACAGAAGCATACGACACGCTATACATTAGGAATTATTCTACTTCTGGCGGTGATAACGGTACAATAACAGTCGTGTTTTGGGACACTAGAGTTGGATTGAATGATTATGACAATGAATTATATTGGTATGATAGTGATTACAATTTAAAGTGTTGGGATTTTGCAGTAGTAAATGTTTCAGGTGGAGTAAATACCGATGTTGAATACATTACCACAATAGTTGAATTATTTTGGGATAATACTTCAACAAAGTTAACGGATGGTGATTTTGATATGACGTTAGCGGATCAAATACGTTTCCAATGGTTTGCTTGTTATATGCAGGCGTGGATAGGGCTTATTGATAATGTATGGTCAATATATACTGATATATTATACGGCGAAGATATGCGAGAAGCAGCACAAAAAATATATGATACTGCTTATGGCTTATCATCTACAAAACTACCAAATAGGAGTACGGTGTTAAGTAATATGGGAGATATACTTGACGAAGCATATAAAGATACTTCTGTCTATTCAACCCATTTAAATGGTATTAAGAACGCAATAAACAATTTTAATTTGAAACAATAAGAAAGGGTGATTAACACATGGAAATTAAGATAAATAGTAAAAATGTTCGTGCAGCAGGAAACAAGATAATCATTACAAAACAGCAAGAGGAAGTTTTAACATTAGAAGATTTAGAGAATGCAAAGGTAAATTTACAGCGGCAAAACAAACAGATTGTACAGCAAATGAACAGGCTTAAAGAACAATACGATTCTTTTTGTACTCAAATTGTAGATGTTGATGATATGATTAAAAAGTTGTCAAGCGAAGAAGAAATATTACCGGAAATACCAAAAGAATAGCAGGAGTCTAATTCTCCTGCTTTTTTAATAATTGTAGTATGGTGTTTTTGAAATATTCATACTCAATATAAAATCTATTGGATATATGTTTATTTGGGATATTATCAAAACTTTCTTTATATATTACAACTGGTTGTTCTTTTTTATCTTTGTTGTAATGCGTTATAATTAAAGTATTTGAACTGGTATCATAATCTATTTGAAAAGGGTACTCACTAGTACAAAACTTATTTATTTCTACAATCTCAATATGCTCTATACCATCAATATCTACAAGCATTACACCATCTTTTTCATAAGGTATTGGTATAGTTTGTTTTGGCTTATTATTGCTACTGTTTGAATTTTGAACTGATGTTTTTACTATTTCTGCTTGATTTAACTTTGCATTCCAGTTAAGCTGAACTCCTAAAATATCAGACACTTTGCGAAGTGGTATATAGGTACTACCTTGATAATTTAGTAATGGCTGTTCGGTATCATTGTATTCTGTGCCATCTACTAATAGCTTATAGTCAGCTAATTGCAATACATACTCTTTAACCTCTGCATAAATCGGTACTACTGTAAAAACTAATGCGCCAAGGATAAAACCAATTAATAATTGTTTGCTTTTGTAAAACATAACAAGACCTCCAACAATAAATTTTGTTATTCGATATTATACACCAAAATGTAAAATAAATACAGTGTTTTTTACAGCACTCTTAATAGGGTGCTTTTTTATTTTGAAAGGAGTGATTCATAATGGCAAAATCTCCATACGATAGCATGTCACTTGATGAATTAAGTATGTATATTGGCAATAAGAATAAGGCAAAAGACATTTATAGTAGCACAGGTGGTTGGGATAGTGACGAGCAAAAGAAGTTGTCACAAGATAACGCAGCAATAAGAAATAAATACGGTCTATCTGATGATCTCGACATCGGAACATTGAACAATATGTTTAGTAATAGGGTAAATTCTTATGACCCGAAAAGCAATCAAATATCTTCTTACGATAGCTTTAAAAGTGGCGGCAATAACTCTTTTAGCAATACGTTAAGCAAAAGCACAAACGGAGTTGGCGGCGGTGGATTTACCGGGGCAAACTTTCAAGTAAAGAATGAACCTGTTAAAACCGAATGGAACGCACAACTTCACAGAGGAATGGATGGAAGGGAAAAAGCAATATTTGATGATGATTTTGTCAATGGCATTACAAACAATCCTCTTGTAAAAGGTATGCAGCAAAACTACTATGACCAAGGCGAAAAGGCTTATAAGTCAAATATGGCAGGAATTAATTCATACACTGGCGGTAAAAATACATGGTCAGAGAGAATTGCAGCTGATTCAAGAAATGACTATAATAAACAGGCTGCTAATGTTGTTCCAATGTACGCACAAATGGGATTAGATGCAATGCGTGACTTTACAACTGACACAGCAGGACTTGATTCAGAATATTATAACAGATATACAGGGCAACAGGCTAGAAATGATGCTCTTGACCAACAAAAATTCATGAATGACCTTGCAGTATCAGAGTTAATGGGCGGTGCTACTTACGGATTAAGGGCAAGTCAAAACCCATATTTAAATGCTGATGGTACAGTAAAAGGCAGTTATATAGATCAAGACTTTGGCACGATGATTGCTAATCTTAACCCTAATGATTCAGCTTATGACCAAAGAAAATATCAACTCGAACAGGCTAGATTTGCTAAAGTGCAAGACCCAAGATATTCACAATTTGCAAATGGTGTTGTTGCTCCTGTTTCTGCTGCTCCTATATATGCGGCTAATCCAGAAAACCCCGATAACCAATTAAAGTTAATAACTAATGCGTTAACAAAAGAATACGGACCGCAAGAATATCAAGCTAAGATTGCAGCGCAGAACATAGCAAACGAGGGCGGCACATTGCAAAATGAATGGTATCCTAAATTAACACAAGCTGAAATTGATACAGCCTACGGTGATTTAGCTGTCAAGAAACAAAATGCCAATACTGCTTCATATAGTGCGAGAAAGTCAGGTAGTGGCGGTGGAAGTAGCGGATTAACTCCATATCAACAATTACAATTCAATGAAAAACAATTAGCAGCAAGAGATAAGAAAGTTGGCAGTTATGTAGATCAGATGGAAAAGTTATTTGTTAAAAAGGGAATGGCAAAGAATGAATTTACCGGAGAATATGAACCTACTGGTGAAATGGTTGTAGATAATGCAGGAGCTGAAAGATATGTACAAAACCTATATGACAAAGGATTGATAACAGGTGATGAAGCAACATATTTAGCAGGCGCATATAACCTTGACATACGAGGCGAAACGGATATTGGACCTTCAGGATATGATAATCAAATTCTTGCAGGACACTAAGGAGATGGTGAGATGGCTATTATATTAAGAAATAGCAATATATCTAAATCGGAAGAATCTCGCAGAAGAAAAGAAGCGCAACAAAGAGAAGTTGAAGCTATAAATAGACAAAGGGCTGCCGAAGAAAAATCTGTTCAACCTGCAACTGAAGGGTTCGGAGATTTTAGAAGTGTAGAAAGACAGATCAAGCCTAAACCTGTACTTACTAAGCCCATAGAACCGCAACCGTTAATAAAGCCGGACATTGTTCCGGCTTCTTCTAATAGTGTAGGCTTTGGAGATTTTAGACAATCTGAAAGACAAGCACCTTCTGTTTATGATATTCCTATAAGCGAGTTGATGAACAAGAAAGTTGATTTATCACAATTGCCTGGCAAACAACAACCGACAAGACCAATACAATTCACAGAATCGGATATAAAAAATCCTGCTTTATATACTTTGGCAAAAGCACTTCAAGGCGGTATGCAAACAGGTTACGGAATACTAGGCGCACAAGAAGCATTAAAAGATACTGTACAGGACATTGCTTCAAGAGTAACAGGCATTAAACCACAGCCGGTAAACAATCAATTTAAACTGTATCCCGATGCAAATGATTTGATGAAAACAACTGAAGAATACAATCAGAATCTTGCAAAAGCAGAAGATCAATATGCTTCGGGTGGTCAAAAACTTTACGGAAATATTGTGAGTGGTACAACTGCAATGATACCTACACTTGCTATGTCAGCAGTAAACCCAGCCGCAGGATTAGCTTCAACTGGAATAACAGCAGGTGGGGCAGGTGCAAGACAAGCTAAAAATGAAGGTGCTAACCCATATCAAGCACTTGCGTACGGTGCTTTAACAGGTGCAAAAGAAGCAGCAACAGAAAAGCTATTCGGCTTAAATATGCCATTCATGAAAGGTTCTCTTGATAATGTAATCGAGGGCGCAATTAAAGGCGGTATTAAATCACAAGCAGGACAAGCACTTACTAAGTATGTTACTGGTATGGTAGGCGAAGGTTCGGAAGAAGTTATTTCAAGTTTGGTAGAACCATGGTTGCAAAAAATGACTTATAATCCTAATGCAAAAGTTGATTATAGCGGATTGTTAAATGATTTCCTTGTCGGTGCTGGCGTATCTGGAGTATTAGGCGCACCTGGTACGGTTATTGATGTAGCAAATAGTAGACAACAATCTACACCTACAGTAAATGCACAACCAACCATTCAGCGGCCTACGGAACAACAACCAACACCGCAACAGCCTATTATTAAATCACCTGTACAGAATGTACAGCCTACAAAACAACAATCTACGGTTGGTATAGTTGGAAAGTCTACCCCTGTAAATGCTGAATCACGAATTAATAAGGCTATAGAAAATCAACAGAGAGTTATCGAGGACTTGCAGAATCAGAATCTTACTTATGGTATTGATGTAACCCAAAGAATGGATTTAGCAAACCGTAACTTATCAAGGTTAAATAATCTGCTTCAACAGGAACAGAAAAGAAAAGAACAGGCAAAAGTTGATATGCAAAACCGCATAAAGGAATCGGAAGAATATAATCGTTTTGTCAATGGTGGATTGCCTAATGTAATTGAGAACACAAATGTTAACGTGCAAAACAAACCTATTCCACAAGTTAATATAAAGCCTACAGAACAATTTGAACCTTCCAAACCTGTAACTGTGTTACCTTCAACAAAAAGTCAGGCACAGGACAAAATAATAACTTCTGATGATACTATGATTCCTTCTAGAATAACAAATCAAGGTGGATTAATAACCGTTGAAAAATCAGACAATCCATTATTTTATACCAAAAATAATAGTAACAATGAAATTGAGTTGTACCCCGACAAAATTATTTCTGATGTTCGTATGGAACCGCAGTTTACGGAATGGTTTGATATTTCAAGGAATGATAATTCTGATAAAGTCAGCGTTGTTTCGCCTGCTATTTTAAAATACAATCCTGCTACAAGGCAATATGAGTTTATTAATAAGGGTAAAATTGCAATAGGTGAGAATACAAATACTAAGCCTACGCAGCAAATTAAACTTTCTGAACAAACAAACATACTGCCTGTTACTGAAAATCAAGCAGAAGGGCAAATAAACGCTTCTGAAACGATCAATGTTCAAATGCAACAACCAATACCACAACAGCCAACCAAAATACAGCAACCACCAATGATTAATGCTAAAACAGAGCAGCCTAGGAAAATTAAAAACTATAAATCCATTGCAAATCCTATTCAAAGAATATCAGAGTTTAGTAGTGATGTTTCAAAAGGCGAGTTGGTTGATGTTGATACAGTTGTACAGGAATCTAATTATGTAATGGACAACGAAGAACCTATAAAATCCGAATTGAGTAAATTAAAGGTTGCCGAGCTGTCCAAAATGATTCCTGTTATGCAGAGGTCATATTTAACCAAGAAAGATGAATTTGTTAATAAGATATATGATAATATGTTATCACGGTTATATTATAATGCTTCTGGTGAAAACTCTATCACTTATGGTTTTGGTAGTGGTTCCTATTCTGATGTTGTAAGAAATAAAATTAAAACTTCTTTAACAGAATTGACACCTGAGAAACTTAATAATATTTTGAGTAATAACAACGCTGAGTATAGCGAAATGCAAAATAGAAAAACTTCATATTTTGAAGGTCTAAAGAACCCTAAAACACTCGAAGATTTTCAAAATAAAAAGCGAGTTTTAAAACTCACTCAGGAAGAACAAGACGTATACGAAAACCTTCTTGCTGATAGAAATAAAAAAGAACGTGAAGCAAAATCAGTCAAAGATAAAGAGCGCAAGGCTGAAAAAGCTTCACAAGTTGTTGGCGATACCGATAAATATAATATTGAAAAATCAACACACAGCAAAACAGGTGAAGATGTTTGGGTGGTTACTCTTAATGATAGAATTGACAAAGACGAATGGACAAGTATTAACAGTGCAATGAAATCTTTAGGTGGTAATTATTGGCGAGGTAACAAAGGGTGGAATTTCAAGGTTGACCCTACAGACAAATTGCAAGGCAATATTAAAACTCAACTTGAAGAAAAGCAGGAACTTACAAAAGAAAAAAGAGTTGAGAAGCTTAGGCAAGTAGCTGAAAATATGCAGGACACTATTGATGATAAATTTTCCGACAGATTGGTTAATACAGCTAGAAGGGCAAGAATGGCGGCAAGCGCAGAAGCAGATGGGGAATATTTGCAGCGTATACAACAAACTCTTCATAATATTGCTGATGCTATAGAATCAGGAGAAGTTAAACTGCTTGATAACATTGATTCTAAGGCACAAGTTGAAACACTTGAGCATACTTTGTCTACTGCTAAGTACACAAGAATCCAAGCTGAACAAAAGAAAATGCGTGAAGAAAAGATTAATGATTATACCATTAGCGAATATTATCAAGAGCAAAAAAGCAAACCATATTCAAATGATGATATTCGACACGCTTCATTGCCACTTACTGAAATTAATGTTGATACTCTCAAACGCTTTATTCAAGAAATTAAAGGTAAAAAAGGATTTGTACTAATTGCAAATCGTTTATCAAAATTGGTTACCAAAGCAGATAAAGACGGATATGTAGATGTTACTGAATACATTGACGAGATTGAAAAGATTATAAAAAATTCAAATGATGTTGCTAGTTATTGGGAAAGCACATTAGCCGAAAGAAAACGTTTAGCGAGAATGGGGATTGAATCAGACGAAGAATTAAGGGCATATTTAAGAGAGTATTTGCAGTATAGAGCAGGGAAAAGACAAAAGACTAGTGACGAGATTGTAAAAGAAAAACAAAGGCAATTGATTGGCAGAAAGATTGAAGGTTACTTCCCTACCCCTGCAAAAGTGATTAATAAAATGCTTGAATATGCTGATATTAAAGAATCTGATACCGTATTAGAACCTTCGGCAGGACAGGGACATATTGTTGACGAAGTAAGAAAGGTTAGTCAAAATATAGATGTTGCAGAGTTTGACCCTTCTAACCGTGAAATATTAGAAATTAAAAAGTATAATGTTGTTGGCAATGATGCACTTTCTATTGACAAGCAATACAATAAAATTGTTATGAATCCACCGTTTGAAAAGAATCAAGATATAAAGCACGTTCGTTATGCTTATGATAATAATCTTAAATCTGGTGGGCGATTAGTTGCTATTATGAGTGAACATCCGTTTTTTGCTAACGACAAAGAATCTATTGCTTTTCGTGAATGGTTGGAAAGTGTTGGCGGTACTTCTGAAAAGTTACCGGAAGGAAGCTTTAAAGAATCTGATAGGTCAACAGGAGTAAATACAAGGTTGGTCGTTATAGATAAACAGACACAACAAGCTGAAAGTACCGAACAAGCAACAGAACAAACTAACCAAACTATACCGATTGACGATAGAAATTTTGATAATGTCGGCAGCAGAAAGGTTACGGCAATTCAACATGAGAATCCAGAACTAAAGCCATATATTCAAACTGAAGCTAAAAGGCTTTTGACTGAACTCAAAAATACTATAAAAGGCGAAAAAACAATTGGTGAGAATGAACAAGGCGAAACTACTTATCAAGGCGGTGTTAAAAGGCAAACATCAAAATCAATAGAAAGAATACTGGAATTAGAATCAAAACCGAGCTATGCAGAGATTGAAGATTCGCTTAATAGATTGCTTCATAATCAAGGTCAAGAAAACATTGCACTTGCAAAAAGGATTGAATTGGTTATTGATGATAATTTAAGTGAAGGCACTGTATCGCTTGAAGGTGTAGAAATTAAGCCGAACAATGAGTATGTTTCTTTAAAAGGAAAAACAGCAGAAGAACCGACACTTACAGATGATGATTTACCTGTGATTGATAATTTTGTTAAACCACGCACACAATCAAAAGGTTCTGTAGCTTTCAAAGGATTATCAGAATGGAAACAAGCTAGGAAAGAAGGTAAAATAGATCAAATAGAAAGACCTTCAGATATTATAAAAGAAATAGAGAAATTTTTGAAAGTACCAATAAGCAAAGGAAAAGTAACCAAGAGAAATGCATTAGGTATATTTAAAGTTCACCCTGAAACTGTCAGAATAAAATTAACCAATGACCTTCCTGTTGTTTCGCATGAAGTCGGACACTATCTTGACAAACAATTCAAGCTGCAAAAAGCTTCCAATATCAATGAGGTTATTGGTTTGTTGCCTGATGATTTTGCTAGTTTGTATAAAGATTCAGAGATACCGGGTGAAGCTGTTGCTGAATTTGTCAGAATGTATTTACTTGATAAAGATAATGCCCAGCAGCAAGCACCGATGTTCTATTATGAATTTATAAATGCTCTTGATTCACAGACATTAAAATTCATTGACATAGCAGCTAACAGTATACAAAGTTATATGAGTGCATCAAATATTGAGAAAAGTAAATCATTTATTAAATCGAGGACTGAAACTAATAAAAACAATAGTGTATCGGATATGTTTGATAAAATCTATACTAGAGTATTTGATGATCTAAACCCCATACAACTATTTGCAAAAGCCGTAGAAATGAAAAAAGATAATAAATTGACAGGAGCAAATAACCCTTATATCATGGCTTTAAATAGTCGAGGTTCCGACATAATCGCTAATACTATTGCTACAGAAAGATTCATTGATTCAAAAGGTAATGTTATAGGAAAGTCGTTAAAAGAAATATTAGAGCCTATTCAAAATAAGAAATATAAAGACTTTACTAATTACCTTGTCAATAAACATGCGGTTGAATGGCTGACACCTGATGAAAACGGAAATACAAAAAGAGTATTTGCTGATAATACACTGAATAATTTAGAATCTGTACAAGAATCTGTGAAGTATTACGAAGAAAACTATCCAGAATTTATTGCTGTAGCAAATGAACTATACGAATATCAAAATAACTTACTTGATAAATGGTTAGTTGAAACTGGACTTTTACCAAAAGATGTAGCCGACACGCTGAAAGAAAAATATAAGTATTATGTTCCGTTCTATCGTGACATTGAAGGGCAAGGTTCAAAAGCAAAAAGTAGCTTTGCTAATCAAACAGACCAAATAAAAAGTGCTAAAGGTTCAGGAGCAGATATTCTTGACCCTGTTGAAAGTATAATTGTAAACACAGAAAGATTTGTTAATGCTGCTAAGAGAAATGAAGTAATGCAGATTATTGACAGACATTACAAGTCAACTGATGGACTAGGTTATTTTCTTGAAAGAGTACCGCCAAACATGATGCCGCAAAGAACAGATATGACACAACTGAAAGCAAAACTATCTAAGGCAGCAGAAGAAGCAGGAATAGAAAACATAGACGAATTAATTGATGATGTAATAAATGATACGCTGTTAACTTTTAGACCTGATATGAGCGGTAGAAAAGATATGGTTACAGTCTTTGTTAATGGTGAAAAGAAAATGTATCAAGTACATGACAAGGAATTTTTAAATGCTATTACTGCATTATCTCCGCAAACTGCAAATTGGGTAGTAAATTCAGTAGGACAATTAACAAGGGTAATGAAGAATCTAACAACTGGTATAAATCCTATATTTGGTGTTGCACGAAACGTATGGAAGGATATTCCCACAACATTTATTTACAAGCGTTCAAAAGGCTTTAATTATCTTGTGCATATTGGAGATATTATGAAAGCTTTTGTTGATGTTATGAGGAATACTGAAGCATACAAAGAATATCATGCTGCCGGAGGTGGTCATTCATCTTCAATATCTGCCAATCGAAACTTGCTAAATGAAACGCTGAATGAAATTGTACCTGGTAGAAAAACGTCAAATGTTTTAAGAACCGGAGAATACTTATTGTCATTAGTTGAGCAGTTTAACAATGCTATTGAAAGTGCGCCGAGATTTGCTGAGTATAAAAAAACTGGTGGCAATACAGGAGCTTATTCAGATAAGATGCAGGCAATATTTGAATCACAAGATATATCTGTAAACTTTAAACGTCATGGCAAGTGGACTAAAGATGCCGATGCATTTATTCCTTATCTCAATGCAGCTATGCAAGGGCTTGACAAACTAGGCAGGACAGCAAAAGAATCACCCGGGAAGTTTATTATTAAGATGTTTATTTCTACTGTGCTACCAACTATCGTATTATATGCTATCAATAATGATGATGAAGATTACGAAAACTTATCAAGCTACATGAAGGACAACCATTTTAATATTAAACTTAATAACGGTAAGTTTTGGAGAATACCAAAGCCTAGAGAATTAGGTGTAATAGCTTCAGGCACAGAAAGAATATTGGAATATTGGAAAACAGATGATCCTGATGCTTTTTATGGATTTATTGATTATATTAAAACTAATTTCTTGCCACCTTTACCAATACCATTTATACAGCATGGAAGAACAATATTCGCACCATTAAATGATTTAAGAGCAAATAAAAACTTTGCTGATATTCCAATAGTTCCTAGAGAACTTGAAAAGTTACCTAACGAATACCAATATGATAATAAAACATCTGCTATTGCTAAAGGATTAGGTTCTGCATTCGATATGTCACCTAAACAGATTGATTATATCATTGACAGTTATACTGGAATTATAGGAAAGTTAAACCGTTCTTTGACAGCAGACAAGAAAGATTTTGCCGTTGGCATAGGTAACACGATTACAGCGGACCCGAATTATTCAACTGATGTATTCAATAAATTCTATGATGAAATTGATAAAATGGAGAAAATGAAACAAGAAAGCAAAATAAACAAAAAGTTGGTTGAAGGGTTTAATCCGGGTAAACTAAAAGCCTATAACCAAGTTGCTGATGTATTGTCAGATATGCGAAACAATATTAAAGCAATAGAAAAAGGTAAATTATCTGATGCTAAGAAAAAGGAACACACGGATAGAATCAGAAAGCAAATGATAGAAGTTACAAAAAAAGCATTACAAAAGTGAGAGAGTCTAAAAACTCTCTCTTTCTTTTTTAAAAAGGAGTTGATGTTATGTTTTTAGTAGGGTTAGACGATTGGAGTGATTTTTATTATTAATCCTGAGAACTGGGAAGAAAGAATATGTATAGAGTGCGGCAAAAGCTTTATGGTTAGAAAATGCTATACAAAAAGAGGGCAAGGAAAATATTGTTCTGTTTCGTGTCAAAGAACATATATTAACAAAACAAATAATCCTGCATGGCGTGAAGAAGTTAGAAAAAAGATAAGCAAAAATCACGCAGATGTATCAGGTAAAAATAATCCAATGTATGGACGCATTGGGGAAGAAGCACCTACTTATATAGATGGAAGGAGTAAGTATAAAGGAAGAACTTACAGGAAAATAGCCTTAGCAAATAACAAAGAAAGAAAATGCAAATGTTGTGGAGAAACAAATTTAAAAAAGTTACATGTACATCATAAAGATGGTAATCGCTCAAACAATGAGTTAGATAACCTTCTTTTTTTATGTTCAAAATGCCACCAAACGAAAGCACATATATACATGCGAGACTTAAAAGGACGATTTGTAACGTCAGTTTTAAATAAAGCAATATGAAGGGAATGATACTTTATGCCTATACAAAATGGAATTGCACAAGACAATAATATATTTGGAACACCTTTTAAAGTTGATTTAATCCCAGTATCAAATAAAACCGCAAGACCACAAATAAAAATGACACCTAAATATGTTACCGTACATAACACAGGCAATCGTGCCAAAGGTGCTACTGCTGAAAATAATTCGGAGTATGTTGATAATAATACAGGTTATGTTTCGTGGCACTTTACCGTTGATGATAAGCAGATCATACAAGAATTGCCTATCAATGAAACAGCGTGGCACGCAGGAGACGGCAGAGGACAAGGCAATATGACAACTATCGGTGTTGAAATATGCGAATATGAAGGTATTAACTGGGCGAAAGCGAAAGAGAATTTCTTTAAGTTAGCTATGTTCCTAAAAGCGAATGTACCTTCTCTTAACAGAGATTTTCTTGTACCGCATCAAAAATGGAGTGGTAAGTATTGCCCTCATCGAATACTAGATGAAGGTTGGAGTAAGTTTTTAATTGAATACCATACATACGAAACTAGACCAATCATAAAAGAACCTACAGAAGAAGAAAGAGTAAGCGCACTTTCGAGAGAATTAGCAGCACATAAGATTTATAACGATGTAGATTACTGGACAAATGTATTTCTAGGGAAAGAGCCAGCTAATCCAACATTCTTACGGATGGCTTTTTCAAATGTACTCGATAGAATAAAAGGGATTTAATAGACAAAGCCGGATTTATAACTTATAGGTTATATCCGGCTTATTTTTTGTTGAAAGGATAAAATAGATACTTGCATTTTGCAGGAGTAAAATTATCTGCAAGTAAATGAAGTGTGAATCCCCAGCCTACTCCAAGACCAAATTGAAAGTTAATAATACAGGCTAAACTTGTAAAAATTAGAGCTGCTAACATACTGTGAATGTGTTTCCTGTGTTTGAAGAATATCCATAACGGACATATAAATGATGCAGGACTTCCGAATATGTCACTATCGGGTAATAAGCTTCCTGCCGCCAATCCTATCCAAAATGCTAGTTGTGGTAGTGGACGGAAAAATATTATCACTAAAATTGTTGCTATCAACATGTGTTGTTTTCCGCTGAAATCGTCCAACTCCCTTCGTTTTTTCTTTAGTATTTTATTTGTGTCGATATAATATGTACTATGACCAAGGCGTTAGTTTATCCATCCATTCAGCGAATCCTTGAATACCATTGCTTATCTTTGTAACTGTACTGATAAAAGGGGTTACCCCTTGATAAGAAAGCTTTAGTAATTTAACCATTGATACACCAGCAATGCTCCAACCTACAAAGTTAACCATATCTGAAGCATCACGATTTATTGTTTGTGTTATTCTTTTAGCTATGAAGGTTATTCCTCTGATTGTAATGATTGCGGTTACTAGTTGTGTTGTTTGCTTTGGGTCGGCTCCAAGTGCTAATATGATTACTGTACCGCAGCCTACTACTGTTATTGTTAGCATATGACCACCGCCTTAAAAGCTACTTAGAGCTTTGATAACCTGTGCGAATATAGTTAAACATGTTACAGCCAAACCCGATTTTGTCGCAAGGTCGAGGTATTGTGCTTCAATTTGCTTACCTACTGAAGTAAATATACCCTGAGTGATTGCGCTCGCCACCGTTGCGGTTGCCATTCCAATTACTACTACTGTACCACCTGACATAAATACAACCTCCTAAATTTTAATTAATATTTTTATTTTATATTGGTTATACTAAGGTTAAGGCAGGAGAGCAGAAGCCCTCCGAACCTCATTTTGCCTTTCGGCTTTTGAACTCAACTACATTGTGCTGTGACGGTGTAGTTGGGTTCGCTGCTTTTTGTGCTTTAATAATACGGTCTAATCTCCTGTGAATTTTGTTAGATACTATCCATGTAACTTTGCCTGTTATGCTTTTTCTTCCGTGCTTTCCTCTATGCGGCATAAAGAACCTTATAGCCTTATAGATAACGATAGCAAATAAATACATTTCAGCTAGGTTAATAATAAATTTAATCATGTGTAAATCGCTCCTTTTTCTTATAGTTTTTATATGAACAGGTCACCAATTAAAACAAAAAGATAAACCGATTACCGTACCGACCAACACACCAATACCATATCAATTCAAGTCCGTACATTATCAGTTGCTACAAAATCACAATCGTTACATAGGAAAATGATTTAACATTGACCCTCTGATTAGTTGTGGAGTTGTTGCAAAAGACATATACAAAAATGAATTAATACAATATCAATGCATCAATTAGTGCATTAATCAATTTATCTTTTGTAATTTCGGCTTTCTGTTATATATGTAATTGGGTATGTAATAGAATAATTTATTTTATAATTGCATTATGTTTTTAGATTATACTGTCTAAAACATTGATATAAAAGTGTTTTAAAGTCAATTGATATTATCGAACGAATAATATAATGAGTGAGAGAATATCCTGCTGCTGATTTCACAGCAGGACTTTTGAAAATGCTTCAAGCTTAGTATTAAGCAATATTACTTGTGTATGCTTCAGTTCAACTTTTGAATAGTTTTTATCAGTAACTAATACAATTCGAGGGAAATGGTCTTTGTTAAGATAGTTCTGTACCTCCCATGTTTCGTACAAGGTATCATACTTCTCTAAGTTATGGTTATGGTTAGATAACTGAATTTCAAAAAACAAGTGGTATCTTCTATTTTGGAATACGAATATTGCAAATGCATCGGACCGTATTTCTCTATCACACCAATTCTTATCCATTTGGAATAATTCAATCTGACAATCATTACGGTACAGTTCAGCGAGTACGTCTAAGGTAATCATGCGGTGTAGGCTGGGAGGTTTTATCTTTTCATCATTCCATATATAGATATTCCTGTTTGTGGCTGAATCTCTTAACGCCTTAATATATCCGGCTTCTTTTAATCTTTCCAATCTCTTTCTAGCAATGCCATAGCTTGATTGTTGATTCTTAAAAAATATCTTCTGTAACTGCTCTATAGTGGCATACTTATATTGTTCAAAATATCTGATTATCTGTTTATCCCTATCAGTAATCAATTAAATCGTCCTCCTTCTTAATATAACTTATAGGTTTTATATCTTCTATTTGGTTTCTTGTCTTAGATGTGTCTATCAATGGATAAGGTGAATTGTTATTTATTTGCCTTGTGTGAGGTTTTTGATGTATCTTACGTGTTTTCATATTGATGATTGTACTTTGTTCGTTCTGACTTAATTCTGATTCAATATTAACCTTCTTATGCTGTCTATCTATGTGCGGTTTTAATAGTTCGTTTAGTCTTTCTGTTGAGAGGTTGGGACTGAATAAGTAATCTCTTTTGTCGCCACCATTGAGTGAATATATTGCGTACCTATCAGCTATTCCTACAGCTGAATTGTTACCCAATATCACTTCACTTGATATAGAATCATTCGCCCTAAATGAGATTCTAACAGCACTCATATTTTTAACTATGCTAGGCAATTCATCTTTTACGGTTTTTTGTGTGCAGATAATAGCGAATATGCCTAAACTTCTGCCGATTTTTTCAACTCTTTTTATTACGTCAAGTATTTCTTCTTTCAGTTGTTTTTCTTCTTTGCCATCCGATTTATCCGGCATAAGTATACTAAATTCATCTATAAGTATGTACATATATGACATTTTCATTTTAGGGTTTTGTTTGTTGTATTCTTCAATGTTAGTAGCAAGGCCTTTGTCACGATACCAGCCTATTGTTTTCTTTCTCTTTTCTATTTGCAGCTTGATATACTTCATCATTTTGCTGAGTTCTTCAAGTTCACTGGCATAACATTTAACATGCTTGACGTATTTGAAATTAATATATTCATCTTTGGCTATATCAGATATGTACAATTCAACTTCTTCAGGACTACATTTTAATATCCAACTTAAAAGTATCTGATAAATGAACCTTGTTTTTCCGGCTCCTGTTGCTCCTGCAATCAAGAACATACAATTCTTATTATTGTTATTCTTGATAATGTTTAAAGCTAAGTCCAATCCTAAGTACATTTCGTGCGGTCTTATGCATGGGTTTTCGTATGGTGTTAACCTATCAAGTGATAATGTCACAATCTTTACCTCCCCATAATCTTTTAATTTCTCTGTTTTCATTACCCAAAGACAATTCAAACCTTCTTCAATTAAACAAACCTTTTTTTCTAATTCTGAAAAATAAACCCCAGGAACTAAATATACTTTTGCGAAAAACCCGTATGAAGTTTTATTAAGTACCTGTAAATAGTAAGTCTTATTGAATTTATTGTATAGATCAAGTTCAAACATGAGCCTATAGAATTTACTTTCCAGTTCTGTTATTTCTTTTTGTAGTTGAAGCTTTTCATTGCTCTGGCTTAATATTGATAACAATAGCACCACCCTCTTAAAACAATTTTGATTTAGTTCTTTTGTTAAGAGATTCTTTTTGTCTGTTTAGATTTATCATAAGTGGTGTCAAATCATTTTTATTACTTCCTTTGAAATTCTTCATCTTGTGAACGAATAAAATAGATGCTGGCAATCCTATGCCTCCTACAAACCATTCAAGATGATTCCATACAAAGTTTACAATCTCCATATGTACCTCCTATCTAAGTTTTACATGATTAATTTTAGTCATTCCTTTAATGTGGTCGTTTCCACTGTTGAAAGTTACTAATTCATTCCGAGTGTCATAATAAAATTCAACTCCGGCATTAGTAAGATTTGTTAGAACTATTTTTGCAAATTCATTATTAGTCATATGAAAACCTCCTTTTTTATTGTCTATGGTATATGATATTAAGTAGTTGCATATATGTTGCGTGTCCAAATAAAAAAAAATTACAAAAAAATAAAAGGCTTTTCAGCCTTCATTTATTCTGATCTATATTTGCAAAAAATAACTTTAAACTTTCATTTACAATATCACTCTTATCTATATTAAATTTCTTTGATAATCTATCTATTTTTTTTATTAAATCATTTTCTATGTAATATGCCCTTTGTTTCCGTTCTTCCAAGTATTTAAGCCTTTTTTGTATGGTAATTTCATTAGTATTTAGATTAGTACTAAGTATAGTTTCAACTTTAGTAATCTTATTAGTTTCAATACTGCTATTTTTATTACTATCCGTATTAGTATTGTTATTGCTATTCATGTTACTATTATTAGTAGTATCTGTATCAGTACTGTTACTAGTATCTGTATCAATTTTTCTACTGCTTGTCCTATTGTTATCTGTATTAATTTCCGTATTATCATTTATACTAGTTGGTGTATTAGTGTTTGTCCTATCTTCTGTACTAGTATCTTTAGTAGTAATAAAAAATTGGTCTGCTGCGCTGTCTACTTGTTTTAATCCTCTATCTGCCAAACTAACACGCTTTGCCATAGTTAATAACCTCCTGCGCTAACTGATTATAGTATTCTGCTATTTCCTTATCAAACTCATTCATTCCTACACCAGCAAGAATACAATCGGAAAACTTAATACTGCGTTTTATAATTGTGCTAAACACTTTATGATTAGAGCGAAGTTCTTCTAATATCTCCTTATGATGTATTGTGTTCTGGTACATTGTAGGAAGGACACCCATGATTTCTATTTTAGGATTTAACCTCGATACTTTTTTAATAGTGTTCTGAAGCAAATTATAACCCCTTAAAGCCAAGTATTCGCATGCCATAGGTATGATAACATAGTCAGATGCTACAAATGCATTTACGGACAATAAACCAAGCGAAGGAGGGCAGTCTATTAATACATAATCATATTCGTTTTTGATTGGTTCAAGTGCATCTTTTAGTTTTGATTCCCTGCCGATCTCTGATACTAATTCTAATTCTGCTGCTGCAAGGTCTATATTTGATGGTAGAAAGAAAAACTTATCTCTATCGGCAAGGATAGCTGTTTTTATATTTTCTTCCTTCAGGACATTATAAATTGTTTTGTTAAGTGTATGCGGTTCCAGTTGAATTGATATTGTCAAGCTTGCTTGTGGGTCCAAGTCAATAAATAATACTTTGTACCCCTGTTCAATTAGTGCCATACCAAGATTGAGCGTTGTAGTAGTTTTACCTACACCGCCCTTTTGATTGGCAACGCTAATGATTTTCATTTGTACATTTCCCCCTTTAATATGGATTAGTTATGTTATGACTTTGATATTCTGCTATTGAGTTATATATAACAACTGCCAAATAGTTAACGCTATTTGTAACCTTTTCAGCATGATTGTTCTTCAGTTTATCTATTGCATAGGTTATTATGCTAGAATTAAGCCTTTTTAAATTCTTTCTCACAATAGACTGTGGGATCTCTATGTCTTTACACTTAAACGTATTACTAAAATATAATTGTTCTATTGCCATTTCAATACTTTCCATAAACTCCGGCTTAAATACTTCTAATTCACAATTGGTTATGATTTCTTCAAGTTCAGTCTGTCCTTCTGTATTACTGATTGATTGATTAGTAGAATCAGTATTAGTATAATCATTTATTAGTAGGCTGTCATTTCCTTCATGTAGATTACCTACTTGTAGGTTTTGGGAACGTAGGTCAATCCCTTTAGTATCAACTACTTGCCTGTTTTGGGAATGTAGGTTTTTATAAATTATTTCTTCACTTATAATCTCGCCATCATCAGTGCATCTAATTTTAATACATTGGATAATTTTATCGTTAGGATATGGTTCTTCACTCAATACACTTTCCCAATAATCAACTTTACCATTTACATATATCGGATAACGTTGTAAATACTTTTTATCTTTTAGTTCATTAAGACCACTTCTGACAGACTTTTCACCATCAACAGAGTTATTAACAAGGTCACATATTAAAATAGACCAATCGTCAGGCTTTGAAAGTATGTATGCTGCTATTCCTCTAGCTTTATATGATAATGACGAATCATTTAATAATCGTTTATAAATTTGTGCGTATGGGTTCTCACGGTTTCGTTCTTTGCGGATAATATTTTTTTGTGCCATTAAAAAAACACCCCTTTGCAGTTTCCCAAAAACAAACTTGCAAAAGAGTGTAATGTTCAAAATTTTCCTATTGCAAAATAGGTATACTTATTGTATAATAAGCATAAATTGAATATTACAAAGCACTTTGTGTTTTGTTTTTGGAGCTTTAAGGAACGAAAATCTTGGCGGGTTGACGTTCCTTTTTGCTTGTCTAAAATTATATACTATATATAATAAAAATTCAATTTATTTTTCATAGTCCTTAAAATATTTCTTGTACTTTGCGAATAATAGTAACAAGGCTTCGTCTAATAGTTCAGACTGTTTTATTTTAGATTTTTTTGAAAGATACTCTAGTTTTTCTTTTAATTCAATTTTAACCGCATTTGATATAGGTTTCCTGTACACTAATCCTTTATTTCCTGTTTCAGCCATAACTACATCTGCCCCTTCTAAGTTGTTTTATGAACATTATAGCATTGAGGTAGCATTAATGTAATTCCTTGCAGTTCCTAGCAGTTCCATGCACCTATTGATGTATATGCAATTGCAAGCAAATATATGATTAAAACAAACATATGTTTTCGACTTATTATGTCGAATTATGTCGAAGCTTGTAATTATTTTTGGATTGAATATATATAAAGTTGGTGATAAAATAAAACATGTCTTGAAAATGATTGATGACGAAGGGGGTGGTTTTATGTTTTGTGCATAAAAAAAGAGGGTAAACAATACCCCCGAAAATAGTATAAATTACCTATTAAAAAATCAATTAATATAGTACCATACTACCAGGAAAAAATATAGATAGAACATTTGTTTGTATGGTATTGAAGGAGGAACATGATTATCGTAGTATTGGATTCAGATGACATTCAGAGTATTGACATAACTAATCATACAGATAAAGAAAATTCGGATAATGATAAATAATACAATAAAAAGGCTTCAACTTTTAATTAGTTGGAGCCTTTTATTTCTTTCTCTTTTTTTACTTTTTCTCTTATACTTTTAGCAATTAGAAGTATTTCATCATCGGATAAATCTTTCTCATCTAGCATCTTAGCAAATATAATATACGGTTTGTTCTCCTGATCTTTTATCCAGTCTATTTCTTCTTTATTTAAATTCTGCATTACTTCGTTTATATCTTCAATGTTTTCTTGATAGCTATCTGACGTTAAAAATGTTATTGGAACGTCTAGTGCTTTTGCGAATATATCAGCATTTTTGTTTGTTAATTTTTTTGTTCCAGATTCTATTTTCTTAATCAGGCTTACACTTAGATTAATCTTTTCTGCCAATTCTTCAACTGACATTCTTAATTCTTTTCTTCTTAATTGAATTTTCTGCCCTTCACTTACATTTAACATTTTAAACAACTCCTTGCATTATATAACAATAAATTACATGCTTTAATAAACATAACGATTAATAGTATAACATAAGATTCAAAATAGTGCAATAGTTTTCACTATTTATTTTAGAAAATATCTATATTTGGTGAAATTGCACAAAACAAAAGTGATTATTAGTGCATTATAATTTTATAAAACTCTTGAAAAGTGTTCTAAAGTACACTATAATATACATATAAAGTGAAAGGCGGTGAACAAATGGTCAAAGGTCTAGGCGAAAAAATAAAAGCACTTCGCAAAGCAAAAAACATTTCTCAAGAACAACTCTCAAAAATGTGCAATGTCAGCAGAAGAACAGTTATAAATGCTGAAACAAGCAAAAAGATTCCAACATTAAGTACCTTAGAAAAACTTGCATCAGGATTAGACACAACGATTGACAACTTGATAACTAATAATTAAACGGAGGGGTATTATATGTTACAAATGATAGTCATTGATGAAGAAGTAACAACCCAAGAGCAGGAATCAATTTTAAACGGAAGTAATGAAAACACTTCCCCAGTATGAAGTATATCCAAAAAGTTAGACTTTTAGAACATAAATTTTTTAAAAGTGAGGTGAAAAATGATGAAAGAGAATAATAAAAATTCAAATTTAGTATCAGCCAAAACAATAGTTGTAGGTGATATTGATCTTGTTGAAATATTAAAAAGAGTTGAAGAATTAGAAAAAAAAGTAGCTGAACTTGAAGGCAATCAAGAACAGCCTAAGAAAAGTGATTTGCAATTTGCTACTGTTAAATTTTAGTTAGACTTACTTTTCATAAAGATCATTTTACAATCTGAACAATGATAAGTGTCTATTAACAGTACTTGAGTTCCGTTGCTTTGTTGTAAGTTAGCGTTTACAGTTGGCAACACAAAAGATTTTGTTCCTTGTGGTGGTTCTACTTCTGAAACATTATGCTTACCACAAAAAGGGCATTCGCGTTCTTTGAGTTTTTGGTCAATCAATGTAATCACCTCCCTTCGACAAAATTTTACCATTGTTGAGGGAGAATGTAAACAAAGGAGGGTAACGATGTCAAGTCTAATTCAAATCAACAACGATTCGGAAAGACAAACAACAAGTGCAAGGTCGTTATGGGAGTTTTTGGACAAGCCGTATGATAAATTTACAAAATGGTTTGATAAGTTTAAGGAATATGGCTTTGGTGAAAACGAAGATTTTAGAGAAGTGTGTACAAAAATCCACACATCTAATGGAGCAGAACATGATGCAGTTGATTATGAAATAACTATTGATATGGCAAAAGAATTATCAATGCTGCAGAGGTCGGAAAAAGGCAAACAAGCAAGACAATATTTCATTGAACTTGAAAAGCAATGGAATACACCAGAAGCAATTTTTGCAAGAGCATTGAAGATGGCAAACAATAAACTGCTTGAAATGAAGAATGTCGTTATTAATCTTGAAACTAAGATTGAAGAACAAAAGCCATTAGTACTATTCGCTGAAACATGTATAGCTTCAAATGACAGTTTGCTAGTCCGTGAGGTTGCAAAGTTAGCAAGTAAGAAAGGAATTAACATCGGCGAAAAAAGGTTATGGAAGAAGCTAAGAGAGTGGGAAGTAGTGAATGGTCATAACGAGCCATACCAAAGAGCTTTTGATGCTGGGTGGTTTGAAACAAGGCAAGGTTCATATAGCACACCTTATGGTACAGAAACATATCGCACATACAAGGTTACACCAAAAGGGCAGATATACATAATCGAAAGGTTAAGGAAAGAAATGGAATACATTTCAGCATAAGGAGGGGCAAGCCATGAAGCGAATATTTAACGGTGTAGCAATATTTTTAACCTGCGTTGCACTCTGTATAGCATTTACATCTGTAGACTTCTACAAAAGGCAATGCGGCTCACTACAGAGCGAATACGAAGCAGCAAAGGCGAGGGTAATGAGTTTAGCTGTGCATAATGAGGACTTGGAGAAAGAGAACGTTCAGTTGCGGAATGATCTTAAAGAAACATCGGACAGGCTTACATATCTACAAGAGCAGTATGAGCCGTTTATAAAAATATTAAAGTGAGGTGGTTTGATGGGACATGGTAGAGAAAAGTCGGAACCAGTAATTAATATTCATGGCATCGAATATGTACACTCTGACATAGCAGTTGAAAGTTTGTTCACAAATAGAAATACGCTTTTGAAATACACTAAACTTGGAATGCCATTTATAAAGATTAAGGGTAGAAATTACTTCGATATTAACCAATGTCAACAATGGATAGAAAGGAGAGATAATATGCCGGACGAAATGAAGCAATGGGAAGATGTCAGTAGAATAATAGATAATCTTCTTAAAAAGTCAAAAGCAGAAGTACATGCAAAGGCTGTAGATGCACTAGAAGCTATTGCAGCAGAGAATGATATTACAATGGTTAAGAAATTGGCAAAGCACTACATAGAAGAATTTAAGAGATAAAAAAAGTGCCATATTAAAAGGCACAAATAAAATTATTGTTACTTGAATTATAAATCAGAGAGGGGTAAAAGTCAATGGATAAAGGTTATAAGGTTTTTAATCCAAATTGGACATGTCAAGGATACCAATATGAGGTTGGCAAAACGTTTGAAATAGCTGGTAAATTAGAAATATGTTCAAACGGATTTCATTTCTGTAATAAAGCAAGTGATTGCTTTAATTATTATAGTTTTGATAGCAAAAATAAGGTTGCTGAAATAATTGCACATGGCGAAGTTATAACAGATGGCAATAAGTCATGTACAAGCAAAATTGAGATTGTGAGAGAAATACCATGGCATGAGTTACTAACGATTGTTAATGAAGGATCAGATAATACAGGACTTTGTAACACTGGCAACTGTAACACTGGCAACTGGAACACTGGCAACTGTAACACTGGCAACCGGAACACTGGCAACTGTAACACTGGCGACTGGAACACTGGCAACCGGAACACTGGCGACTGTAACACTGGCGACTGGAACACAACAAATTTTTCAAGCGGTGTATTTTGCACAGAAGAAGCAAAGGCATTATTTTTTGATAAAGAATCAGATATTAAACTTAACGATTGGTTTAGTCATGATGCAAGATACATATTAAATCGTATACAAACTGTGTTTTGGTGTTGTTCTGAAGATATGACAGAACAAGAAAAAGAATTACATCCTGAACATGAAATAACAGGAGGTTTTTTGAAAACCGTTAACCATGTAGAAGCTGCTGAAAAGTGGGTTAGTGAGTTAGAAGAATACGAGAAAGAGATAATTAAATCAATACCTAACTATGATGCAGAAAAGTTTTTTAATATAGTTGGTGTTAGGTTATAAGAAAGTCAAGGGAGGTTTTGAAATTGCAATTCAATAATTCAAGTATAAGCATTGGTGACACTGACATAATCGAAGCAAAGTTTGAACCGTTGAAGGATAACGGAACAATAACCATTATTGATAAAAATTATTGTAGTATAACATTTGAAATGAGCAGGGAACAAGCCGAGAATCTTTATAAATCTATTGATAATCAGTTGTATGATGAATCTTATGTGAAGATGGAGGACAGGCTCACAAGGCAAATAATAGCGTTAGAAACAAAATTGGAAGAAGTCAAAGGACAATTAGAACTTGCAACAATGACACCAGCAGAAAGGTGCGGTTTTTAATGGACGTTACAAAATTATCTAATGACGGTTTAATGTTTTTCTATTTCAGCAATAAAAAGCAAATGGACTTACTTTATAAGCAACAGAAAGATATTGAATCAGAGATAGCAAGCCGTATTGATAATATGAGAATTAAGGCACAAAAGGGAGAATTAATCATTAAGGAGAGTGATGATATTGAATCTATTCCAAAAGCTGATTGAGGTCAGAAAGGTTGTTCCATATCTACAAAAAGAAAATGCAGGTAACCAATACAAATATGTTAGCAGCTCTCAGGTATTAGCAAATGTAAGAGCAATGATGGACGAATTAGGTTTGTTGTTAGTACCTTCTGTAGAAGATCACAAGGTGTCAACCGAAACAATAGAGTACATGGAAAAAGAAAAGCCTAAAAAGACTACTACATATTTTACTGAATTGGTTATGACAATGACTTGGATTAATGCTGAAAAGCCGGAAGAAAAAATATCTTGTAACTGGTACGGTCAAGGTGTAGACATAGCAGGTGAAAAGGGAGTTGGCAAGGCACTAACATACGCTGAGAAGTATTTCATGCTTAAATTCTTTAACATTGCTACGGATAAAGATGATCCCGATACATTCCAGGAGAAGCATGAGCCTGAAGTAAAAATAGACCAAACTAAAGTCAATGCATTAATGGCTATGGCAACACAAAAGGGTGCTTCTGATGATTGGATTAAAAAGAATATTAAAGCTAGGTACGGTCACGATAGCAAAAAAGACTTAACAACATCACAGTTCAAGGAGTTAATGGACTATCTCGCAACATTACATGATAAGAAGAAGGGAGAATAACATGATTAATATTAAAGAAGGTCAAAAAGCAACAGTATTTTCAGTAGAAGATAAAGGAACATACATAAAGGCGAAGTTAAGCACATCTAGGAAGGATAAGCAAAAAGATGAATGGGTTAATTCTAGTTGGTTTACAAGGTTTGTCGGTAAGGCAAAGGATATGGCTAAAGGGTTGCAGGATAAGGACAAGATCACTCTTGTAAATGCAGCTATTGAAAATGTATATGACAAGGATAAAAAGCAATCGTTTCTATCTCTTGTAGTGTTTAAGTTTGAATGTGAAGGTGGAAGTAAACCAAATGAAACACCAAGCGGATTTATTCCAATAGATGACGATTCTGACCTTCCGTTCTGATAAAACAGTCTTCATTAACAACAATGTACCAACAACTATATAAATCTGCTAGTAAAGGGGTGAGAGAGTGGCAGAAACAAAAAGCTATTATGCAATTATACCTGCAAATGTAAGATATGATGAAGAATTAACGGCTAATGCTAAATTGTTGTATGGTGAAATTACAGCATTATGTAATGAACAAGGCTATTGCTGGGCAACAAATGAATACTTTTCACAACTATACAATGTTAGCAAGGTTTCAGTATCAAAATGGATTAACCAATTAGCAGATAAAGGATATATAAAATCAGACATTAACTACAAAAAAGGTACTAAAGAAATCTTAAATAGGTATTTAAGAATTGTTAATGACCCTATTAAAGAAAAGTTTAATACCCCTATTAAAGAAAACTTTAAAGATAATATTACATTACTTAATAATACATCTAATAACATATCTCTACAAATTAAAAATTTGCGTAAAAGGTATCCTGATTCTCAACTAAAAACCATTGATGAATATTTATGTATTTTAAGATGGACTAGGCAGAATGGCAAAATCGCAGATAGCGTTATATTAAAAATATATCAAGAGTGGGAGAAGTTCAAACCTGATAAAGTTATCTATGCATTGGAAATTTATATTAATAATCCTAAATATCATGATAAAAAAGAAAACTATTGTTATGGGATTATGAGAAATGCAAAGGATAGCGAAGTTTATCAAGAAGAACGTGAAGATACAAACGGAAAGATAGTCGATGGTAAGTACATTTATATTTAGTGAGGGGTGAGTACCTTGTTGGAAACATTAAAACTATTCTATCAAGATGGTGACATCATAGAAGTAAGAGTAATAGGCAAGGTTACTTCATCGGGTTACTTCAACAGTATAGAAAAGGCTGCAACAGAAGCGAAAAGATATGACGGTAAAGTCAATGTTTACTTTGTACTTAATAAAATCAATCCAGCTTGTTATCACAGGGAAAACAGAGACAAGATAATTGATAAGGCGGCCAGTACATCTGACAATGATATAGAACGTAGACAATGGATATTATTAGACTTTGACCCAAAGAGAGCAAGCAAAACAAGTTCTACAGATGCAGAAAAGCAATTATCAGAAGAAGTAATGAAACAAGCCGGAGCATATTTGAGAAGTAAAGGATTTAAAAAGCCTGTGATAGCTGATAGCGGTAACGGTTGGCATTTGCTGTATAGAATTGATATGCCGAACGATAATGACAGTAAAAAGATCGTTGAAAATTTCTTAAAAGCCTGTGACATGCTATTCTCCACTGAAAAGGTTGAAGTTGATATATCAGTATTTAATGCTTCGAGGATAACAAAATTGTACGGTACTATGGCGGTAAAAGGTGCAGATACAAAAGAAAGACCACACAGGAGAAGCAAAATAACATACAAACCTGACATTATAGAGGTAACAGAAACATCTAAAATAAAGGCAATAGCTGATATGCTACCGAAGCCAAAGCGAATCGATACAGAATTTAGCATTGATGATTTTATCAGTAAACACGGTATAAAGGTCAAAAAAATTTCAAGTTGGACAGGCGGTAGAAAGTTTGTATTAGAACAATGTCCTTTTGATTCTGCACATGGCAAAGATAGCGCAATAATTCAATTAAGTTCAGGTGCATTAGTGTTTCACTGCTTCCATAACGGTTGTGCATATAACGGTTGGAAAGAGTTAAGGGAGTTATATGAGCCTGAATCTGAACGGTCAGAATATAAGCAGCAGGACCGAAAAGAATACAAACCAAAGCCGGAAGTAAATTTATCTCCAACAGTATCTAAAACACTAGACGAAAAAACAATTGCAATTCTAAACAAAGCTAATCCAGTAAAGGATATTAAGCCATTTGACCGCAAAAACATTGAAGTCTTTTCGCTAGGCATTGATAGCCTTGATTCACAGCTTGAAATTATATTCGGTAAGTTGATTGTCGTAACAGGTGTAAATGGTTCTGGTAAATCAACAGTATTAGGACAGATAATGCTTGAATCACTAGAACAAGGGCATAACCCATTTGTATATTCAGGAGAGTTAAAAGCTGACGAATTTCAATACTGGGTAGACTTGCAAGCTGCCGGAAGTGATAACCTCATAAAGAAAATCAGTAAAAAAGGCAAGGAATACTATGAGATTAATAAACAAGCAAGAGATAAAATCCATGAATGGTATGCCGATAGGTTCTATCTATATAACAACGAAGAAAGCATGAAATATCAAGATATGTTACTAACAATCGAAGCATACGTTGAACACAGAAATTGCCGAGTAATATTTTTAGACAATTATATGACACTTGATATATCAAGCCTAGCAGATAAAGAACTTGAAGCACAGACAAAATTTATATGGAGCCTTGTACAGTATGCAAAGAAAAAGAACGTATTAATATTCCTTGTTATTCACCCAAGAAAGATTTACGAGGGTATATGCACTAAGCAAGATGTATTGGGTACTGGTAACTTCTCTAATGCCATTGATTATATGTTGATAGTACATAGGGTTAATGAAGCATTCAGAAATCATTTAGAAAAACGGAAGATATCAAAAGACCTAAAGGAAGTATTTAAAAGTTCAAGTAACATTATTGAAATTGGCAAAGACCGTTGGAGTGGTAGAGAAGGCTTAAATATCCCATTGAAATACTGTGAAGATAACAAAAGGTTAATTGATATTTATGATCCTGAAAGCAGATATAAGCAGTATAGTTGGGATAAATCAGACTTTAAAGAAGTGCCAATTACAAAAGATATGCCATTTTAAGGTGAGGTGTTTAGATGGTTATGGTAGGAGGTTTGGAAGTATCTGAGGAAGATGCAGAACGATTAAAAAAATTAGTTAAGGACAGGGCGAAAGCTACAGCTTATGAGATTAAACAAAAGGCTTATGATTTGTCTCTTGCAGGTTTTAAAAACGGATTTGGCAAGGAATGGTGCATAGAGTTTATAAAATCATTTGCAGAAGGTACGGAGCAAGAACAGTTATATTTATTCGATGATCTGATTGACTTGTATTGCAGATATGAATTGAAGTTGTACACGCTTGACGAGTGCAAAGTAAAGGTTAATGAGTACATACAGAAGTTTATAACAAAAATGTACATGAAGGAGGTAGGCAATAGTGAGTGATCTTGAAAAGCAATTGAGAGATTTGAGAAATCAGATTATTAAAAAGTCGATGGAAGTAGAAGCATTTGCTAAAAGGCTTACAGATTTACGTGATGAACATACAAGCCTAATGAATGAGATTGCAGCATTAGAAGCATTGGGGGCGGTGAAATGAATTCCGGAAAGTTATTTGAAAGAGACTTTAAAGACAGCATACCAAAAGAATTATTTTTCTACAGGCTGCGTGACGGTACGGCAAGTTTTGGCGGCAGCAGCGATAATGTACGATTCCAAGCGTCCAATATTTGTGATTGCGTACTGTTTGATAATCGGACACAGAACAGAAAATTATTATTACTAGAGTTGAAGTCGCACAAAGGTAAGTCAATACCGTTAAGCTGCATACGTCCTAACCAAATGATTGAATTAGCAAAAGCGAATATGTGCAAGGGTGTTTATCCTGGGATAATATTTAACTTCCGTGATGCTGCAGAAACATACTTTGTAATGATTGATGAAATTGCAAGTTTCACAGCACTAACAGAAAGAAAGTCAATCCCTATTAATTGGATTAGAGAAAAAGGAATACACATACCGCAACAGTTAAAGAAAGTTCGATACAGGTATGACATTGAAACATTCTTAGAAAGATTGGAGAGTGTGCATCGTGAATAAAGCCGAGGTAGTTATAACGATTTTCTTTGTGGTGTTCTCAATAGCATATTACATATGGTGCAAAAAAGAGAATCAAAAGTGATTTAAACGCTCTGTGTTCGATTTTAGTAATGAGCAATATAACTTGTCCAAAGTAAAATAAAAATTGAATGTATGAGGAAACAATTAACAAATCGGGGGTGTTTTATTGGAGGTATTCGAGTATGCAGTACAAGTAAGGATTTATTTCGAAATGGGTAAGCAAGTCGTACTAGATCACATAAAGAAACAAGGCAGCAAAGGAAACATGGCAATATATGAAGATTACAACGGTAAGCAATATCTTGTTATGTTGGACAAGGTAACAATGATAGAAATGGCAGGCGAGAGCTAAATATGGGATTAGCGAAAATTTACAGTAAGGGGGTTACGGTTAAATGAGGAAGTATAATTTTGAGAAAGCAAAGCAAATTATTGAATTAGAGAAGGAAACCATAGAAAGTGTATCAATGGGTATGCATGAAGATTGGTTCTGGACTGCCGAAACTGTATATGAAAATGGTGAGTATACAAAGTTACTGGAACCTAATACCAACATAGGCGGTATACAAGGTTCTGTGTGGGCAACACCTTGTATGAGGATAAGCTATATAGATGGTACTGAAAAATGTATAAGTTGCTACCAAGGTGAAAAAGAAAGTGCAAAACCATCGTATTTAGAATTAGGGTGCTTATCAAGCCCATGTCAAGATAATATGCCGGATATAATTGATTAAACAAATGTTTAGTGAGGTGTGAAGATGAAAGAATTGAAAGGCTGGGAAGGTTGGAAGACGGAAGAAGACAAGGAAAACATATTAAGAAACATTGTTCGTTGCGTTGTAACTCATGGCGGTGATAGTTATTCGGAATGTGCAAGAATGATTATTAAAGAGTTGGTCAAAGAAAATATTTGTAAGTACGGGGAATAAACCATAAGTTAGGAATCATTTAAAAGCCTGTAGAACGATTTTATATCGAAAACGATAAATTATACCAAAACAAAATAAAGAATACACCATGAAAGCGTGAGGTAGTAAATAACTATATTTAAAAAGTGAAGGGGGATAGGCAAGTGGAGATAAAGATTAATGATAAGTACAGTATCACAACAGACCCAATGAATGTAATCTTGCAGGAAAATAAAACATTTGGTTCTGAAAGCAAGAACGCAGGGGAGGAATACAAAGACACTATAGGATACTTTGCGAATCTTCAGCAAGCGCATAAAAAGCTTTTAGACTATGAAATAATGACAAGTGATTTGTCGGACGTAAAAGAAATATGTGATTGTATGGAACGGTTGCATGAGGATTTTAAGCAGGCATTTAATAAATAAATCATTAGCGTAAGTCAGAAATATGGGAAGTTGTTTGCAATGTTTTTAAAGAAAATATTTTGTAGACACCAATATGAATACATTGGTAAAGACAAAAAATATTTTTTTTACAGATGTAAAAAATGTGGAAAGTTTAAAGATGCTTTAATAGTTTGGTAGGTATATTTGTAAATGGGGTGGATAAAGTGGAACTGTGGCAGCTTAGACAAAGACAATCATTACCTTTGCAAGTAAAAATAATAATGTCTTTACTGAGAATACAGAAATGGTATGAAGCTTGGGACGGTGATGTATATGTTAGTTTCTCAGGCGGTAAAGATAGCACAGTTCTCCTTCACTTAGTAAGAACATTATATCCTAGAGTTAAAGCAGTATTTATTGATACAGGGCTTGAATATCCAGAAATAAGAGCATTTGTAAAAACAATAGATAATGTAGTATGGATTAAACCGGATATGCATTACACAGATGTAATTAACAAACATGGTTATCCTGTTGTAAGTAAAGAAGTTAGCGAAACAATAGACCAAGTACGAAAAGGATATAAAAGCAGATTCAAAAAACTAGATACAAATTACACAGGTAGATACAGTTGTTTAAAATGGAAATTCCTTTTGGACGCACCTTTTAAAATATCAAATCTTTGCTGTAATGAGATGAAAAAGAAGCCTGTAAAGAAATATGAAAAGCTGCATAAAGTAAAGCCATTTGTCGGAACTATGGCAGACGAAAGTAGTTTAAGAACTCAATCATGGTTAAAAAGTGGGTGCAATGCATTTGATAACAGCAGGCCAATAAGCTCACCATTAAGTTTTTGGAAGGAATCAGATATATGGGAGTATTTGAAAACTTATAATGTTCCTTATAGCAAGATATATGATATGGGCGAAACAAGAACAGGGTGCATGTTTTGTATGTTTGGTTGCCATCTCGAAGAATATCCTAATAGATTTCAAAGAATGGCAAGCACACACCCAAAACAATTTGATTACTGCATTAACAAATTAGGGATAGGTAAAGTTCTGGATTATATTAATGTGCCTTACATGCCAAACGAGGTAAGAGATGGCGAGAATATTCAAATATGCATGATGTGATTTGGAGGATTGAATTTTATGGAACTTGTAAAAGAAATACCAAAACAGTATGAGATTAAAGTTACTCATGAAGAAATGGAATGTATGTTAAATGTGCTTAATAATTCGCTAAAACCATTTAATCATGATAATGATGCAGAAAAAATAGTAAGGGGAATGGTCAATAAAATGAACGCTATCTTGAATAAATGAGTTGCGTATAATGCGAGTACGGCGAATGGGGGTGGTGATTTGCCTTATAACAGATATGGAAAAAGACAATGGTTGTCTCTATATAAATATTTGGAACTGTATCCTGATGATGATATATTTCATGCTATGCCTGACTATAGGACGGAACCGTATACATGTAAATGGTGCGGAGGAAAACTTAAAAATAAAAGGCAACAAAGCTTTTGTTGCAAAGAATGTAGTCAGAGATTCAATAATCACACAGTATGGGGAAGAAAAACAGCCCCTTTACCATACAGGATATTATGCAGAGATAATTTTACTTGTAGTGAATGCGGAGAATTTAAAGCACTAAAAAATGAGTATGGAATATATATACCGGTTGATGTTGGTTTGGAAGTACATCACATTATACATGTTAGTAATGGTGGAGAAGATCATCAAAGTAATTTGAAAACATTATGTGAGGATTGCCATAAGGCGGCACATGGAAGTAAATGAGATTTTAGCGTAAAGGAGTGAATTGATTTGTCAAAACAAGCAGACAAAAGGGTTATTAAAATTAGCGTTAATGAAATAGAAGGGCTGGAAGAATTAAGGGATTATTGCGAAGAAGCAATGGATAATGTGACAGGGGATAAGTATTACTTCTTTCATAACTCATTCATCACATTAAATTCAATCATTGATAGGGCAGAAAATATCAAAGTGGATGAAAGTGATAAAGGGTGCTGCGGGACTGATTGTCCGTTCAAGGAAAATAAATTCTGTAATTTGCATAGCCAAGAATTGCATGGCACTTTTGAAAATCCTACTAGATGCCCGCAATGCAACAGCTATTAATTGTACGGTTAGCGAATAAGAGAAAGTGAGGGAATTTAATGAAAACTTTAAAAGCAATTAAGGTAGGTTCTGTGCCAGTAGTATTTTTCATGTTGATTGCATGTATACCAATGATGGCAATATGTTCAATCACACTATTCCGGATGGGATATATAGAAGGTGGAATATTAAATAGCATTATTGCAATAGGTAGTTTCTTATATGTTTCCTATAAAATCGGAGAGTAGCAGCATACGTTAAATTAAAGATTTGAAAGGGTGATAGTGTGCCAAAGTATAGTTTTGATTATCCAGTAGAGATTACACATTGTTTGAAGTGTCCTCTGCTTATGGAAGATGATTTATGTGGGTTACAAGATGAAAGTAATTATAAGAATTGGGAGAAACAAAAAGCAAATTGCCCACTGAAAAATGAACCTGAAAAACTAGGCTGCACATTTGATGAATAGTTAGTTAACTGCTCCTGCTTGAGCAGATAAACAATCCAAGGCTACCAAAATAAAAAATAAATAATAAAAGGAGTGTGAGTCACTCCCCACTCTATATTGTGTATCGGTAGCCTGGATATCTTTAAATCAACCCATAACGGTTGCGTTTGAGAAAAGCAATCAAAAATGGTTGCAATATAGCAGATTTGAAGTGATCATTGACAACTGAATATTGGTTAGTGGTATAATAAGCGAAGGAGTGTGATGAGCATGAACTTGCCGAAGTTAAATGGTCGTGTTGACACTGAAACGATTGCTGACATGATCGTATCCTGTATTTTAGCAAAAGGAATGGCAAATCTCACAGTTAGAACTGATACACAAACTGTGCGTGAGCTTGAACACTGGACTGAAGAAGTCTTGAAAGAGGTTATTAAAGAAACAATTAAGAAAACCACTAACCAATAAACGGTTAGTGGTTTTTATTTTTGTAATAGTTTAGTAGTTTAACGATTGAAAGGAGTAGATTGAATTGTTTGGAAAATCAACAGGATTAAAAGATGCACATGGAATTGATATTTGTGTTGGACATATTATAACAACTGGATTAACAATAAATTCAGAAGATAAATACACTGGTAGATTTATAAGAAAAGTAGTTTATTGGAATGAAGAATATCAAGAATTTTGGGTAAAAGAAGTTTCGCATGGACTTAATTTGGCGTTTCCAATATCTGATGTTGCAAAAAAGATTTTAGAAATAGTTGGAGATACTGAAAACAATCCAGAACTTATGCACTAAATAATGTTTAAGCGAAAGGAAGTGTTAGTTTGGTTAACGATTGTAAAAAATGTATTCACTATTCAGAGTGTCTTAAAAGTAAAGATAAACCATGCAGATTTTATTGGGAAGAAAAGAGGTATGAAATGAGCAAAGATACTGTTGATTGCAATAACTGTAAACATCTTAATATAACTGAATTTGAGCAGGAACTAATGAAGAAAAAGTCAAAAGATGTACTGACTCATTGTTGCGACAAACATTTAAAAAATCTAGGTCATTTTGGAAACCATCCTAAATTGATTCCGTGCTTTTGGTGCAATGGGAAAGACTTTGAACAACGATAATGACAGTTTTAACGAATAGGAGGGATTGTATGTCTGGTTTTATTGTAAAGCAACCAAATGGATTATATTGCAGATTTTCAACGACTGTGGATTGTCCTACACATTGGAATATGACAAAAGAAGAGTATGTCAATATGATTATGGAAAAAGCAAAAGCAGAAGCAGAAGAAATTTTAGAAAAGTATCTTAAACCGTTTGAAGCACTTAATGAATGGTTTATTCCAAACAATATGACTCAGGAAGAGTTTGATAAATTGTTAAAAGAAATGAGTAAAATGCCATAAAGGACAGTTTAACGAACAATTTGAAGGGAGATAAAAATTTTATGACAAAAGCAGATTGCATAAAAGAAACAAAACAGCATGTGGTAAAGGTAGCAACATGTATAGATAAAGTCATTGAAGAACTTATGATTAGGAGAGCATTTCATGATTCTTCTAAAATGCAAGAACCTGAACTTGCCATATTCACAGAGTTTATATAAAGGATTTTTAAAAGAAATGGGTGTAGCATTGCAACATCACTATGAAAACAATCCTCATCACCCTGAACATTTTGAGAACGGAATAAAAGGAATGACACTGGTTGATATAGTTGAAATGTTCTGTGATTGGAAAGCAGCTACGCTCAGGCATGATAACGGAGATATTTATAAAAGTATTGAGTTTAATAAAAATCGTTTCGGTTATTCAGATGATTTGGAGCAGATTTTTATAAATACTGCTCAGTTATTTGATGATGTAAGATAGGAGGGCATATGCTTAAAATATTTACAGTAAGAAATAACAAAGAAAAAGATAAGATTATGGATTATTTAAATAGTGTTGCAAAAGATTGCTACGATACTGAGAAGGAAAGAGTATTATCACTGCTTGAAAATGATTTACAGAAGGTTATTTACCTTGATTGGTGGAATAGTGGACATCTTTGGAAAGGCGAAGAAAGAGCTGAAAGATATAAACACGTAAATGACCATGATTGGGAAATGGCGAGAGGATATATCATGGAAACAATTAGTAGAGGTATGGGTTGACATACGTTAAAGCTAGATTTAGAAAGGGGATAGGTTGATGGATAGAATAACAAATAGGAATGTAGATGTCGAGGATAAAAGAAAGTGTCTTGATGTAAGTCCTCCTGAAAGAACATTGAATTTAATTCTTAATGGTCCAACTCTGAACAGTGTAAATAAGGACTATTTAAGAATGTATATCAGAACTCTTTATAAATCGCTTAAAAAATATGAAGATATGAAAGAAAAGAATGACGAAGATGAAAGGTGTCAAAAAGCTGAATGGATTGATTATCAAACATGCAAAGGCTATCAAAAATCTGATACAGACGATGAGCCTGCAGAACGGTGTAAAGAATGCATGTATTTAGAATTAAATAAGGAGGGGTAAACGGTGGTAGATCGGTATAAGTGTCCTAAATGTGGAGCGTTATTCCCGGGCGGTTTTGCAATGTATCAAGAGTTTGAATGCCATGTGTGTAAAACAAAATTGTTTTTCTATGATGGTCAATTAATCGAAAATGAGAAGTATTATCCTGTTGGTATAGCAGAATGTATTGATGAGCAATTAAAGAAAGAAAACGCACAATTAAAGGCTGATTTAGCGAACATGCAGCAGGAGAATGATGAGCTTGTTAAAACAAATAGAAGATTGGTTTGCATTAATGAGCGAAACAGAAAAGAAGATCAACAAAAAGATATTGAACAGTTGCAACAGGATAAGGCTGAGTTGGTTGCAGCATTAAGAAGATTGCATGCGGTATATGATTTCGAAGAGTTATACGGGCATAATGAATGCAGTTGCTTTGATGACCCTACGGAAGTTAATGATGCATTTGTGTATGCTTATGAATTATTAAAAAAGCATAGTGATAAATCATAAATTTAACGAATGGAGGAATTGAGGATGGATATAAAAACTTATGACAACGAACGGCAACCAAAATATGATATTGACGAAATAAGTAAATATATCGATGAGTGTCATCGGTTTCAAGAAACAGAAAAAACCATTGCGGTTATTAAAGCAGAATCTTATTTAGCTGGATATAAACAAGGGATTTATGATTTTAAAAGAGCATTAGAATTAATGAATTATAGAGTAATTGAACCAAAGACTACCGAACAATTTATTGATGAATTTATTGCAGACTCTAAGGCATCGGAGGTGTCGGAATGAAACAGCATATAACATTAAAACAACTGCTTGATGCAAAGTTTAGCTGCCGCCAAATGGAAGAATTATTAAATGCAATAGGAGTAGATAAAACACTAGATGACTATTTAGCTGAGCATCAAGATTATTGGAGTATGGGAAAAGGTGAAGGAAATACAATTAAAGTTAATTGGCCAAAGTGGGAAAAAGTAAGAGCGGATTTTTACAAGCCTATTGTTAAGTTAATCACGATAGGTAAGATGATTGAGATATTACATCAAAACGCAAATGATTTTAAGTTAGCGGTAAATTGGGGAGTGCAAAGCGGATATATTCTTGGAATAAAATACAAGAAAAAAGAGATGTTTTATATAAAAGATGAACCATGCGATTGTTTATGGGAAGCAGTAAAAGAAGTATTGGAGGGGTCGGAGTGAAACAATTAAACTTTGATATAGTACAAGAATCTAATAATGTTATAAATGATTATATTAAAAAAACACAACCTCTATGGAAGAAGCCAAAGAAATGGTATCAAAAAATAGATTGGGCTGAAGCAATTACAAATATGCTATTTGCTACTGGTGTAATTATGTTTATGGTATTACTAGCTCAAAGTATTATTAAATAATCAGCATTTTAACGAATAATTAAAGGGGTGATAAAGTGGATTGGATATTATCAGCAATATCAATGGTAATGATGTACATGATGGGAAACAAAAATAGATTTGCTCCAGTGGTTGGGATTGCCTGTCAAATACTTTGGATTTACTATGCAATATCTCTTAAGCAGTATGGTTTATTGATTGGCACAATAGGTTATTTAGTTATTCACATTATCAATACTTTTAAGTGGAACAAAGAGCATATTTCAAAGTTATTATGTTTAAATCCTTGTGAAAAAGATGCACACAATTACAAATGTGTTAATAGCAAATTATATATTGTTGGCGATGGTCTTTGGGGTGATCAGTGGGAAAACAAATACAAATGTAATAAGTGCGGTCATACATATTACAAAGTTGAAGGTGAGTGAGGTCTTGAAAATAGGATTAGTTGATGTTGACGGTCATAATTTCCCAAACATAGCCTTAATGAAAATATCTGCATGGCATAAAGGAAAAGGTGATGATGTTGATTTTATAAATGCATTTCTGAAATATGACAAAGTTTATATGAGCAAAGTATTTGATTTCACTCCTGATTTTGAAACGGTAATCCATGCAGATGAAATTATAAAAGGCGGCAGAGCATATGATAAAAAATCAAAGTTGCCAGCAGAAGTTGAATGCATGTATCCTGATTACAGCTTATACAATATCAACAATGAAGCATACGGATATTTAACACGTGGGTGTCCTCGTGGGTGTGAATTCTGTGATGTAGTAAACATAGAAGGAAAGAAGTCATATAAAGTTGCTGATTTAAGTCAATTTTGGAAAGGGCAAAAGCAAATAAAACTTTTAGATCCAAACCTGTTAGCGTGTAAAGATAGAATTGAATTACTTCAGCAATTAGCAGATAGCAAAGCATGGATTGATTTTACACAGGGGTTAGATGCAAGGCTGCTAAATGATGATGTTATTAACCTGATTAAGCAAACCAAAATTAAAATGATTCACTTCGCATGGGATTCAATGAAAAACAGCAATAGAATCATAAAGCAGCTTATAAATTTCAAACAGCAAACAAATTATGATTGCAGAAAATTAAGAGTTTACGTTCTTACAAATTTCGGGACAACCACAGAAGAAGATTTATATAGAGTTTATAAGCTTAAAGAGTTAGGATATGACCCTTATGTAATGATATATGATAAGCAAAAATATGTTGATTCAAATAATAGGCTTCGTCCAAGACAGGAACTATTAAAAGAATTTACAGAAAGTCAGATACAGCATTTCATAGTTTGTTGGAAAATGCAACGGTGGGTTGATAACAAGTTTATATTTAGGAGTTGTGAACGGTTTGAGGATTATCAGAAAACAAGTTGATATGCGAATAGGAAAGGTTTAGCGTAAGTAAAGGAGGCGGATTAATTGAAGTGGGTTACTGACCCTGTTGCATATTGTAGGCTGCATAGGTTTCATATGACAGTACATAGCATGAAAAAAGCTAACTGCATAAATAAAAAATGCAAGCATTTTAAAAAGTTTAAAGAACATAGATTTTGGGGAGTAAAAGAAGCTGACATAACAAGTAAAAAAGTCTTAAAGGATTATATCAAAAATAAAGAGTATTACCACCTAACAAGTGATGATAAAAGAAAGTATAAATTGTGCATAACATGTGGTAATTATCACCGAATAGAGACTTATAAATATTGTCCATGTATGAATTACGGAAGGTATTAGACGTGTGGGAAAGGATTAACTTAGGACAACGAGAGGGGGAAACAGTATGGAAAACGTACATAGAAAACAGGCTTATGCAGAATTAAATTATGCACAACGTCAGGTGTATCTTGCAATAAAGAAATATATACGTGATAACGGTTATTCACCTACATATCGGGAATTGTGCGAATTAACAAATTATAGTTCTGTTAGTACAGTATCAAAATATATAGATGTTTTAGTTAAGTTGGACTTAATTACTGCGGAAGAAGGCAAGCCACGAACAATTAAGGTTTTGCCATTTTTAAAGGGGTGAGAAAATAAATGGGCGGTCAAAGATACAACAAAGGCATGACAGATCAGAAACTGAGCGAACAAATGAAATATCTATTTGAAATTGAAGGTATGACACTTAGCAAAATTAGGGACAAAATGCATTTGACTTCTGAGAGGTTCAAGCAATTACGAAACATGACAGAGTTAAAACGTGAATGTAAAAAGTGCGGTAAAAAGTTTGTATTTGAGATTTCACAACGATTTTGTCCTGCATGTGTTGCAGCAGATCCTAAAATAGCAGATAAGAGAAAGAGAAACAAGGCACATTCTGACAGAAACCGTAGGTTTGAGGATAAGGTAGAAGTTATCGAAGCGAAGAAGCCAAAGTATCACAAAGTTCCTGAATTACATATTGGTGATGTTATAAATATCAAGCTTAAAAAAGATAAACGGAATCGTGGCATATACGAAAGCCCTAGCGATTATCATATTGAAAATGGAACGGTCACAGAAATGTATCATCATGGTTTTTTAGTAGTCAGTGACAATAACGTGAGAGATTTTATAAGCTTCACAGAGGTAAAAATAGGCAAGTATATGATAAGTATAGCCGGGCAAGCAATAAATGAATACAGGGCGGTTGTGAACGTGTGAGAGGGGATAATATAAATGAATCTTAAATTAAGAATAAGTTTTAAAGATTTAGTGAGATTATTTTTTGGACAAAGTATATTAATCATGTGTCCATACAATCAAACGATATATAGAATTGCAAAAGGTGATTCGACTTACATCTGTAAGCATTAAGGGGGTGCGTGAATGGATAAAACAGTAAAGGAACTATTAATATCATATAGGCATAACAAAAGCAGGGTAGAAGTGTTAAATGTTCGTATTGATGAACTAAATAAGCAGATAGAATATAATAAGAAAATGTTTATCGAGGACGAACACGAAGCAATTGAAGGTTTAGCAACTCCGGCAGCATTGATTGACGATATGCCTAAGTCTATAACAAATCTGAATAGTGATCCTACGTCACGAATAGCAATAGCATATGCAAAAGACTTAGTTTGCACTAATGAAATTGACCTGCTAGATGCCAAGATAGAGATTGCAGAAAAGAAAGAGGAAAAAGAGCGGCTTGATACAGAAATTAAGCTAGTAGATGCGCTTTTAACTTCGCTCAGTGCAGAGCAAAAGTTAGTTGTAGACAAGTTTTATATTGAGGGCATGATTTGGCGGTATGTCGGCAAAGAATATGAGAAAAAATTTGGAGAGTTTAGACATAACGAAACACTAAAAGAAATAAGAGATTGTGCAATACTAGAAATGGAAAATGTAAAAGCAGGGGTCTAATTACCCTTGCTTTTTATTTTAAATATAAGCACTGCGGAAACACTGCGGAAACACTGCGATTTTGACCTCTTTTGCATATATAATAGATGTAGTATAATATAATCAGGCAATTGAATAAGACCTCACAAAATACATTTTAACAGAAAAATAACGCTGTTTGACCCCCGCAGCGTTATTTTTTTATGCAATCATTTTTTCATTTTACCCTCCTTTATTTGCCTTAGCTGATTGCTGGGGCATTGGTATTTACTGCAATTGCAGATAATATATAATTTAATAAAGAAAGGCGGTTTTGATATGCCGGCTAAAATTACAACGTATGCACAAGCATTTGAATTGCTTGGGATTACGAACAATGAAAAAATGCAACAAACAATCGAAAGGTTAACAAAAGAAGGGCATTCTGAAAAGGGAATTTGCTTTTCTATATGGAGATCGCAAGATAAGTTACTTAAATTCAAAGGAGATCAAAGATTTTATTCTGTACTTGAAAACGAAGTGAGAAAATATTCATGGCCTAAAGATGACCCAAGATGGCAGGCTTATGTAATAAATAAGGCTAAAGAAGAAATTTTAAATGCAGAAATAGAAGAAAATAAAAAGAAACTTGCTGAAAAACTCAAAATAATTGAATATCAGAAAGCATTAAGAAAAAAGCCCAATGGAAATGAAAAGGGCTTTATTTATTTTGTGCAAGGTGAAAACGGTGGCGCAATAAAAATTGGATACACAAAAGACGTAGAAAGCAGATTAAAAGCATTGCAAACAGGTTATCCGGACACATTGAAAGTTATTTGTTTGCTGCCTGGTAACGAAAAAAAAGAAAAAGCTTTGCATTATAAATATCGTAATATTCAATTAAGGGGCGAATGGTTCAAGCCTGATAATATTTTGCTGAATGATATAGCAAAATGGACTAAGGAAGTGAGCCATTTTGAATTATAACAAATTAATAAGAGAAGTGCCTTATTTTCAAGCACCAAATAGTATATTTGATATAAATCTCAATTCATTTGAAATAACAATATATTTGTATTTATGTAGATGTTCCAACAATGCAGAATCAGCATTTCCTAGTTACAATACAATATCAAAAAAAAGTGGAATATGCAAAAGAAAAGTCATTGACACTATAAAATCACTTGAAAGTAAACAGTTAATCAGAAAAATAGTGCGGAAGAAAAGCAATTGCGATAATGAGAGTAATGTATATGAAATTATAATACCTAGTGCACAACATGCACTACCTAGTGAACAAGATGCACCCAATAAAGAACCAACTATAAACGATAAATTTAGTTTAAAAGATATAGATGGATTTGCTGCAGAATACTCAAAAATATTTAAGCAATATACAGGCAAATATCACCCGAGAGTATCAGCAGAGCAAAAAGATATTATATTAGCCGAAATGGTCGCTCTTGCGTGTAATGGTGTCAATTTAGAGCAGTTTATATCAG